GTTACCTGTCTTCGCAGTTTGTCCTTCGTGTAATGCTTCGTCTAATTTTGTTTGTGCTAAAGGTGTTGGAAATGATCCTGCTTTCTCTAACATATTGTATGTATATGTCTGAAAGTAAGCCGCATTAAATTCAACATCAAAACTTATTATATCTCTATTCTTTCCTGTATAAAAATAATCATAGTATTTTGATATTAATTCAACACGTTTTTGACCTAAGTTTTCAAAATCTTTACCAGTCATTTGATATTTCTTAATAACAAATGTAATTAATTTTGCATAAGCATTCCTAATCTTATCATATGGTCCTAACGTAATTTTAGGAACAATTCTGTAAAAGTCAATTGCTTTAGCCTCTACTTCTTCATAACCTTCAGTTGCACTATCAACATTTTTTAAGTTTGCACTAACAACTTGGTTAACCATATATTCGCAAGAACGTAATATACTATGTACTGTATTAATAATACTTGTTCCTGCTCTTATACTATATGTTTTAGTTGATTCGTCAAAGTTTAAATTTTCCATAAACCTTTGTTGTGCAACTTTGGCAGGATCTGAATCATTTTTCGTTTTAGATAAATCTAAAACTTCTTGTAATACAATCTTTGATTTTGAAATGTCGGGATCAATTTCGAAAGCATAAATGTCTGGAACACCTTTTAACTTTGCTTTAACGTGATCATCTTCTAATTTATTTAAGTATCCTGTTAAACCTTTTTCTAATTGTTTGACTGGTGTTAATGGACTATTAGGTGGACCGCCGCCTCGTTGCTCCATCTCTCCTGTGTTAACAGATAATGCAACATTAAAAAAGTCATGTACTGTTTTTGCTTCAATTTGTAAGTCAACTGGAATAGTTGATGCAGTACTTTGAACGCCCATACTGTGATATGGAATTGCAGTTACATCATATGTTGTGCCTTGTTCACTTGCACCAAATTTAAAATCTGTAAGTCTGATTGGGATATATCTTACACGTTGTCCTAACCATTTATTACCTACCGGTTTACCTTCTGTATCGTATCCAGTAATTTTAACTTTTAACAAGTAAGGTTGTTCAATATAATTGTATGCACCAAAATGATTTGCCGCTAGTACTAAACTGTTTAACAATGTCATTCCATAAGGTTCTGTAATTTTAAAACTTACACCTGTGTTAACAGATCCTTTGTTTCCGCCTCCTGGACTTATAACACTATCAATTTCTAAATCATCAATGAAAAAATCTGTTGTAAAATGGGGGTTTCTCATCGAATAGTTTCCACCACCCGATTTAATTAACAAACGTCCTGGACTATTTTCAATAGTAAATGTTGGATCATTTACAAAATTATTATAATCTTCATAAGTTAACAAATACAATTCTAAATTATATGTATAAGAGGCTAACGAATGTAATGGGTTATTTCTTTCATACCAGCCGTTGTCTATAGTAATTGTTAAGGGTTTTGTATTATTTGCAGACGTACTTGTCTCTGTGGCTTTTATATCTTCTACTTCTGGACCTGCTCCACCAAATGGATCTAAGTCGTCTAGGTTAACTCCACCTTCTGCAGAAATAAATCCGTTTTCGTCTAATCCTATTCCTTGTACAACTGCATCAATTGACTTTGTAGTATCGTCAATAGGAAATATTTTTGGTTCAGTTATTAAACCTTCGAACTCACTTGCGTGAGGTAGTCCATCTCCAAATGATAATTCGTCTGCTACTCCTTCAATGCCGTACTGAACCCAGTTGCCGCCTTCGTCTAGAAAGCCTTGTCCTGTTCCAGTTGATACAATAGGATCGTTGTCACCGACAACAACGGGTTTACCGTTTTTATCTCTTACTGGATCACCGAACTCGTCATAGAGAGGAAAGTCAGCCATGTTATATTCCTAATTCGTTGAATAATCTATCTTGCTTGGGCAAGAAAATTGTCATTCCTTTTTTCATATCCCAGATTGGATCTTTAATTGTGTTTGGGTTTCTTGCCGCAAACACCCACCATAATTTTGGATTGTCATATAAGTCATTTGCTAACAAGTCTGGTCTAAACTCATAAGTTGCATTAATGACTAATCTTTGATCTGATGGATTAGCACTAATAGGTCGTTGTTCTAGAACGTCCAGATAAGTTCCAAATTTTTGTGTTTTAAAGTAAGGACTGTCAGCATTGTAATCAGCCATTAAATGTGTCCTCCTGTGCTAGGATCAATTAATTGTCCTGCTGTCATTCTGTCTACACCAAAACTTCGTAACTGTTCTCTACTGTATACTGGTGTTAGACCAACGTTAATATCTAAACTTTTTGGTACTCTTGTTGTTGCCGCTTTACCTGACGTTGCATTAAACCCTGTTGGTATTGAAATATAGTCAACGTTATTAGGCATAGTAATTGAAACTGTGTTTACTACTACTGGAACATTTGGTAGTAAGTATTGTCCGTGTCCACTTAATCTTAAGATTGGTGGCGGATTACCTGCTAAAGCATCTGAATTACTAAACATTTTAGTAACTGCTCTTAAAAATGTTATAACTGCAAGTACATATTTTGCATCTGGTCCTGTTTCACTAACAAATTCTCCAAACATCGAAATGTCACTCACATTACTTGCACTGTAATAATTCAAAGGATAATTACTATGTGTAGGACTAACACGACTATAATCAGCATTGTGCTGAAATATAAGTTGTGGAGTATATGGAAAGATTATACCGTTAGTTTGTAGCAACGGTGCCAATAAGTAAGGGACAGTGGCTTTTTGATAATGTATCTTAGCCGCAGGTGGCAACGAAAGTCTTACTCGATGATCATCTTTATCTTTACCTACTGCACTACTTGATGCCGCAATTTGAGCCAATTTATCGTTAGGATTAGCACCTTTGTCAATGCCAGCACCCATTAACCTAGAAATAACAGGATCACTGTTAACAATACCGTCAATGGCTCCTTTGGCTTGTCCAAGCATACCAGTGAAATCACTGCTAAACTGTTCTATTCCTTTGCCAAAAGCATCCGCGGCACCTTTAATACTAAAGTTTCCGGTGTTGGATTGTTGGCTGGAACTGGTACCTACTGCTGGACCACTACCTCCAAAAGGGGATAAGTCGGGTTCAGTGTTGGATGTAAATCGTCTATTTGGTGGTGCCATAATTTTTTAATCTTTCCTCTTGATATTAGTATTTATCGAGTGTATAATATGAGTATATAATTTAAGGAATCAAATATATGGCAGTAAGAAATTACCTCAACAACAGAGACCTATTAATCGAAATTCACAAATCTAAGAGCAGTTTTGGCTCATTTATAGATGAAGAAGCAAAGGTTTTTGATATAATTTTAACTTCGACAAAAGAAATTAAAAAAAGTACAATCGATCAAGCTCGTAAAAATAGAGCAGACAGAATACAAAAGAACGGATATAAAGAAAATACTATTAAAGGAAAAAAGATGGCAGACTTTGCCGTTGACCCAAAATCATTTGCTAAAAGTGAATTAATTTTTAGAGTAATGACACACGAACATATTCCTACTGATAGTGAACGTAAGAAGAATCCTAAGACAGTTGCAGATCATCACGTTAAATGTAACTTTCCTCCATTTCAACATTGGCGTTTTAATGACGAAAATGATTTAGTTAATGTAGGCAAGTCACACTGGACTGGTGGTATGGATAATGGAAACTTTACATTAGAAGGTGGCAAAGTAACAAACAAGTTAGCAAATATGTATATGATGCTTTGTGAACGTTACAGTCACAGATATAACTGGAGAGGATACACTTATGTTGACGAGATGCGAGGACAAGCATTATTACAGTTAGCACAAATTGGTTTACAGTTTGATGAAAGTAAATCGGATAATCCTTTTGCGTATTACACGGCGGCGATAACAAATAGTTTTACTAGAGTATTGAATATAGAAAAACGTAACCAGAATATTAGAGATGATATATTGGAGATGAATGACTTGGCTCCTAGTTTTACTAGACAACACGCCAACGATACCGCGGCTGAACAAACCAGGATCGATAAATTCAACGCAATCACTAAAACAAAAACTAAAGTAAAAAAGAAGGTATAAACCGGTTGACATTTGGTACAACTTACAGTATTATATAGTTGTATGTAATTTAAATTCGGAAAAAGCATGAGCAATCTATTCAAGAAAGCCATTGCCTTTACGGACATTCACTTTGGAAATAAGTCTAACAGTCAAGCACACAACGAAGATTGTGTTGACTTTGTTAAGTGGGTAATCGAAAGAGGCAAAGAAGAACAATGCGAAACGTGTTTGTTTTTAGGTGACTGGCATCACCAACGAGCTAGTATTAATGTAGCCACACTAAATCATAGTGTAGAGGCAATTACTTTACTGAGCCAAGCATTTGATCAAGTAATCTTTATACCAGGTAATCACGACGAGTACTACAGAGACCGTAGAGACTTTAATAGTATTACTTGGGCAAGTCATATTCCAAATGTAAGAATCATCAATGAGATAATAACAGAAGGTGATGTTGCAATAGTACCATGGCTAGTAGGCGATGAGTACAAAAAAATTAAAAAAATTGAAGCAAAGTATATGCTAGGACATTTTGAACTTCCTAGTTTTTATATGAATGCTATGGTCCAAATGCCGGACCACGGAGAGATTAAACATACGGACTTCAGAGGTGTTGAACGTATGTTTACTGGTCACTTCCACAAGCGTCAAGAAGTAGGTAATATTACATACATCGGAAATGCTTTTCCACACAACTACAGTGATGCTTGGGATGATGACCGAGGAGCAATGATATTAGAATGGGGCGAACCACATAGATATATTAAGTGGGATCTAGCACCTAAATATAAAGTTTTAAAGTTAAGTCAGTTATTAGATGATCCAAAAGGATTACTATTACCAAAGACTTATGCTAGGATTAATTTAGATATTGATATTAGTTATGAAGAAGCAAACTTTATAAAAGAAAACTTTTATGGACAATATGATGTAAGAGAACTTGCACTTATACCACAAAAAGAAGTAGATACAAATTATGATGAAACAGCCGAAGTAAATTTTGAAAGTGTTGATAGCATTGTTATGAGCCAACTTCAATCTGTAGAATCGGATTTATATGATCCAAAACTTTTAATGGATATATACAGGAACCTATAATTAATGTTTAAACTAAACAACTTAACAGTTAAGAATTTTATGAGTGTGGGTAACAGTACCCAAGCACTAGACTTTAATAGAAACGACTTAACACTTGTTTTAGGAGAAAACTTAGATACAGGTGGCGGTGACCACGGAGCAAGAAATGGTACTGGTAAAACAACTATTATTAATGCTTTAAGTTATGCACTATATGGTTTAGCATTAACTAATATTCGTAGAGATAATCTAGTAAACAAAACTAACGGCAAGGCTATGTTAGTTACTGTTGAATTTGAATACGGTGGTAGAAAGTATAGAATAGAACGTGGAAGAAAACCTAACGTACTAAAGTTTTATATCGACAATACTGAACAAGAAGCAGAAGATACTGCACAAGGTGATTCTAGAATAACACAAAAAGCAATTGAAGAGTTGCTTGGTATGAGTCACGAAATGTTTAAACACATTGTGGCGTTAAACACTTACACACAACCTTTCTTAAGTTTGAGACACAATGAGCAACGTGTTATAATTGAACAGTTATTAGGTATTACACTATTAAGTGAAAAGTCTGATATGCTAAAAGAACAGTTGCGTATTAATAAAGATTTAATTACACAAGAAGAATATAAGATTAAAAGTGTTGCTGATGCAAATGAAAAGATTAGAGAACAAATTGAATCTTTAAAACGCAGAAGTAAAATGTGGGCAGATAAGAAAACAAGCGACTCTGTAAAAATCGACGAAGCACTGAAGTCTTTAAGTAATGTTGATATTACTAAAGAACTTGAAGCACATAAGCAACGTAAAGATTATATCGATAAAGCAAGAGAATTTACAGATTTACAAGATGCATATGACAGACTTACTAGCGAGTCTAATAGACACGTTAAATCTAAAGAAAAATTAGAGAAAGAGATTAAGTCTTTAGAAGAACATAAATGTTATGCTTGTGGACAAGATTTACATGACAATAAACAAGATGAAATATTAAAAGATAAAAAAGAATTACTAACTGAATCAGTTGAAACTGTTAATAATAACATTATTACAGAAAAAGAACTGCAAACTAAACTAGCAGATATAGGTGAACTAGGTGAAAAACCTGTTGTATTCTATGAGAAATTAGACGATGCATACAACCACAGGTCTAGTTTAGAACAGTTAGAAAGCGAATTAACTACCCTACAAAACCAGGTTGATCCATATCATGAGCAGATTCAAGAAATGGAAGAGCATGGAATTGAGGAGGTTAAGTACGATACAGTAAACGAATTAACTAGGGTAAAGGAACATCAAGACTTCTTGTTGAAACTTTTAACTAGTAAAGATTCGTTTATTCGTAAACGTATAATAGACCAAAATCTAGCATTCCTTAACAAGAGGCTGGCATTTTACTTAGAACGTATTGGATTACCACATAGTGTAGTTTTTCAAAATGATTTAACTGTAATAATTACAGAGTTAGGTAGAGAGTTAGATTTTGACAACCTAAGCAGAGGTGAACGTAATAGACTTATACTTTCGTTAAGTTGGGCGTTCAGAGATGTTTGGGAGAACTTATATCAGCCAATTAACTTACTGTTCATTGATGAACTAGTTGATTCTGGTATGGATAGCTCGGGTGTTGAAAACAGTCTGGCTATACTTAAAAAAATCAGTCGGGAACGTAAAAAATCTGTTTGGTTAGTATCTCACAGAGACGAACTCGCTGGTCGGGTCAATAACATACTATCCGTTATTAAAGAAAACGGGTTTACAAGTTATAACACTGACATCGACGTTGTATAGGAGAAATAAAACAATGGCAATACATGATGATATCGTAGCACACTACGACAACTACCTTAAAGAAAACGAAGCATTTGAAACCAAAGGCGTAAAAGCCGCGGCGGCAAGAGCTCGTAAGGCTTTAGGTGAAATGGGTAAACTTGCGAAAGCAAGAAGAGCCGAGATCCAAGAAAAAAAGAACAGTATGTAAATTTATGATTTCTATTACAAAATTATCTAATAATTTTGAAATAGTTGATTGTATAAATGATACCCAGATAAGTAAATCTCAATTAATGAGTCTTGCTTCTGGGTATCAACAACTGTTCCGAGAAGCCGCCTTAGTAAAAGGAGATAGAATTGGTCTTGCTATGCAAGAAGATTCACATCACTTGGCGGCTGTATTCGCGGCTATTGACTTTGGACTTATAATTGTTATAAGTGGCGAACACAATATTACTAACGAATATATCTCTAGACGAAATATAAAAACATTTATTACACGTGGTATTCAACCATGTAAAGTTACTGCAACTAATGTTAATCATATTGAAGCAGAAGTTGTTGAGTCTAATGAAAAATATACTATTAATCATTCAGAAATTTTAGTAGAAGCATTAACAAGTGGTAGTACAGGAGTACCTAAATGTATTTCTCATACTCATGAAAGTATATGGAGTGCTACTCAAGAAAGTATTAAACAATACTGGCAAGGAGAAAACACTAGTTGGTTTTTTCATAACATTGTACACCTGGGTGTAAGCAGTGTTTACTTTTTTCCTGCATTGTTTTCTAGCAAAAAGATTATTTTACCACCATTAGCAAATTGTTACGACAAAGAGCTTATAGAGAAATATAAACCTACTATAATGTTAATATTTCCTTCACACTTTGAATCTTATCCAGGTTTACAATATTTAGATTTAAGTTGTGTAAATTGGGTACTTACTGGTGGTAGTACTATTCCTATACATTTTGTTAGGAGATTAATAAAGAATGAAGGAGTTAAAAACGTTGCAGTCATTTACGGATTAACTGAATGTTTACCTCCTGTTATACATAAGGTTGTTAATATAGAAAACCTTAGTGAATATAACGAAAGTGAGATGGGTTACATTATTGACGAATCAGGCGAATATACGGTTGATGATGAAGACATACTTACAATCAAAGGTAGCAGTCATTTATGTCAAACAATAAACGACAAGCCTGTGGATTTATTTGTAACTCAAGATGTAGTAAGTGCAGACGGAAATACGTTTTACTTTGAAAAAAGAAACAGTGATTTAATAAGAATTGATGATAGTCTTATTAATCCACAACAACTTGTACCATATTCGTTAAATGGTTACTGTTGTATATTCAGCACTTCGCAGACACACGTTGTAGTGGTTTTACATCACAAAGACTTCGAAGTTCCGCAGTTGATTCAGAAACTCGATGATAATGGTATAACACACGATAAATTAGTTACACCAATAGAGCTGAACGTTCTGGGTAAACCGAACATCAATAAATTAAAGGGAATCTATGATAAGGGCAATTAGGGCACATTTAAGAACAGCCGGAAAATCGTATTTTGCACACACCAAGTTTGCTATAGTGGCAGGTTTGGATTTGATACTTACGGGTATTATAAGCATCATACATGGAATTGTTCCAACATTATTTCCTTTCTATGCAGAAAAAAAGATTGACGAGTACCACCAGAAGGTGTTATTGTTAAACAAACATAGGAAGAAGAATGCCAAGCAAACAAAAAGCAAAAGGTAGTAATTGGGAAAGAGACGTTGCACGTTTCTTATCTGATCTATATCAAGAATCTTTTATTAGAGCACCAGGCTCTGGCGCCTATGTAGGCGGATCTAATACTGTCCGTAAAGAAGTATTACACGAAGGTCAAGTACGTGGATTCAAAGGGGACATTGTTCCTGGGCAATCATTTCCAAAATTTAATGCAGAATGCAAATCGTATAAAGACTTTCCTTTTCATCAACTGTTAACTTCCCCACAGGTTCGAATGCTGGATGACTGGCTGGACCAATTAATGGACGCGGCAGATGATGGTGACTTCAATATACTAATAATGAAGTTTAATAACAAAGGCAAATATATAGCAACTCCCTCAACACACCAATTAATCACAACAAGACAATTCACATATAATTCCCCCAAACACAAAACATGGCTCATTACAGGCTTCGACGAATTTTGGCAAAGAAACGCAGACAGAGTTAAGACTCTGTGTGCATAGGCAAATCAATTAGCACTTAAGGTTAGTGGGCCAGTTTAATATTCCACTGTGGAAAAACTTATAGAGATATAAGACACGCAACACACTATGAAACACGGCAGACCGTGAATGTCCATCAAAAGAATTGGGACGTGGATTGGTGTAGTACGAATGCTAACGTATGACAAACGCACATAACTCTTAAAAACTGTAACAATCGGAACGAGGTTACAGACTGTTAACGCAGGATCAGTATAGGTACGGGAAAGACTAGAACCCATGGAGTTGCGATAAAACACCTATTTCCAATAATGTCTGGCTGGGGCGAACTCACATGAAGACAGGGCGGAACCGTAAAACAGGTTCCGTCTGACTGAAACAATCTACATGATGACTATCGCTTCGCTCTTAACTTATATGTATTTCTAATTAAAAATAACAACGAACGATAGTGAAGTTGTTAGATATACGAAGTATATCTCTTATGAATGTGAATCTTATTATATTAACGGTAGTCCAGTTTTTTTAACGTTCTTAATATTCTCTTCGATAATTTCTGAAATTTGTTTAGAGTCACTATTCGACAAATTGTATGCCTGATCCAAAGTGATACCACCTCGCATATACCATACTATTCTTGCTAGTTCTTTTTTTATAATTCGGGCTTCTTTGTCGTAGTCACTGACTAATTTCGCAATATCTTCATTGCTAAGACTAAGAAGCCTTATACGAAAAAACTTGCGTTATCAAATATAATTGGAGTTTCTAAATGATTCTCACAATTTGAACATTTGCCTTCGAACTTTTCAAACTTATTAATTTCGCCTTGTAAATCTAAATGCTTTTGAATTTCAGCGAATGTTTTTCTATCTACGTTTTGTACAAATTCGGAAATATGATTCCGATCAGTAACTATACCTTCAGGAGTTTCAATTTTGTGAATTGTTTTTCCAATAAGGTCTACTGTTAGTGCAGTAAGTTTTAGAAATGCTTCTTGAAACTTTTCACGTTTCATATTTTCGTCACTTTGATCATCATTAACTATTTTCATAATTTTTGTTTCTTCAAATGTACGAAGACTTTGTGCATTCATTTCTTTATATTCTAACGGTCTAAATGTAATTTTCATATCACCTATTTCTAGGGTTTCGTCGAACTTCCATTTTTTTGTTTGATCCATTAGAGCACCTAGGTTAATAGCAAACTCATTTTTTTCTTCACACTTTGGACAAGTAATAGTAATATCCATTTCTTCTCCGTATGTTGCAATACGAATACCTATTAATATAGTATCCATATCCAGGCTTGGTATTTTCCAAGGATCACTGATTGCTGGTACACAACTTCTTATTACTTCAACGGTACTAGCGCCATTAAGTAATGCATCAGGTGTTTTAAGTACCAACTCGTCCCTAGCCGTCATTGGGAAGATCCCAATTTCATTGTTAGGTGGCAAGTCTAAAACGCCCTGTTCATAAAAGTCGCCTTTTGAAGGAAGACTAATATAAACTTCTGGTTTCCTAAAATACCCTACTAGTGGGTTTTGATTGTTTTCCATGTTTTTGACTCCGATAAATAACTATGTAACATACTTTTAAATAAAGTATATATAGTTATTTATCTGGGTATATAATGGCAGTAGAAGTAAACATAGACAATAACACAGTCACACTAAATGATGTTGCTACAGAAGGCACATTAAAGAGATTAGTGGATAAAATGGAGAGTTCATCTCCTGGATCCACTGGTGGTGTCGGCTTTAAAGATGCACAAGCACAAGTTAACAAACAAGCAAAAAGCACTAAAAAACTCAACGTTGAACTTAAAGGCCTTACTAAAAGTGCTGATGATTTAGCAGAAGAATTAGATGATGCGGCTGATAAAGCCGGTGGATTTGGTAATAAACTTGGAAACATGGCTGATAAAGTCATGGGTGCTACTGAAGATATTGTAAAATTTGGAGCAAGTACAGCCGGCGTCGGCTTAAACATGAAAGACGTTGGTAGTGCAGTTGACAGATTAGGTAATGCCATACCATTCGCAGGAGCGGCCCTAGGGGCGGCAGGTGGAGCCATTATTGCTCACACGGCAAATTTAGCAGATAGTTTTGATGCATTAACAAGAAGTGGTGCAACCTTTAGTGGCAGTTTATTTGATATTGAAACAGCCGCGGCAAAAAGTTATCTAGGCTTAGAACAGTTTACAGGAATTATCAGAGAAAACTCAGCAAGTTTGGCTGTCTTTGGTGGTACTGCGGCACTTGGTGCCAAAAGATTTGTAGCAATTAACGTTGCAATGAATGAAACATCACGTGATAAATTAAGAATGCTTGGTATTAGTGCTGAAGAAAGTGCTGAACTATTAGGCGAATATATCACAATGCAACAACGTAATACTCAATTTGCGTCGATGAGTGCAAATCAACAGGCATTAGCGGCGGCAAACTTCTCAGAAGAAATTACAAAACTTGCAACATTAACAGGACAAGATAGAAAAGCTCTAGCAGAAAGAATGGCTAGAGAAAAACAAGAGGCTAACATTGAATTAATGTTATCTGAAATGTCTGTTAAAGGAAACACAGATACAAGAGCTTCATTAGAATTAATGAAGAACAAATTTGGCGAAGTTCCAGGTGCAATGGATCTTGTACTTCGTGGTATGCAAGGACTTACAGTTGGTGCAACTGCTGAAGGTAATCAGTTATTGATGAGTCCGATGGGACAAGAACTTAACAAACTTGGACTGGAAATGCAAAATGGTTCAGTTAAAGCAGAAGATGTTGTTAAGAGAATGGGTGCAATATATGATTCGCAAAATAGCCAATTTAAAGGAATGCGTTCTTTACAAGGATTTAGCCCAATAGCAGATCAAATGAACGCCAGTGTGTTAGCACTACAAGGAGTTAATCAACAGTATAAAGTTATTAGTACTACATTTAAAGGCGACATGGATGCTTATAGCAAGTCACTAGTACCTAAAGTTGCTGACGATACTAAAACTGTTAAACAAACTCAAATGATGATTGAAGACGTTGGTAAGATGACAAGGCTAGGAATTAACACAGTATCACAAACGGCAGTTAGTTCAATGAAAACCATTGTACAAGATTTAAAAAATTTAGTTGACGGTGTAGATATGTCACCTGAGACAAAAGAAGGATTAAAAAAATTAGAAACAAATATTTCAGCGGCAGGTGGTGCCGCGTTAGGATTCTCAAAAGCGGCAAACACGGCGGCAAAAACATTAGGTGAGATTGCCGTACAAAGTGCAGATGATGTAGCCAAAGCAGGTGCCACAAGTGCGGCATCAGGCGTAGCCAAAGGTGTTGCGGCTAGTGGAGCCAGTACGGCGGCAAAAATTGCAGGTAGTTTAGTTAAAAAGATTCCAATACTTGGTGCGTTTGCATCAGGTGGAATAGCGGCGGCGACTAGTGACCAAGATACCGGAGTTGGTGTAGCGGCTGAAGGTATTGGAGCAGGTGTTGGATCATTAAGTGGTGCGGCGGCTGGTGCGGCGGCAGGAGCCATTGCAGGATCAGTTGTTCCTCTTGTTGGTACAGCCATTGGTGCTATTATAGGTGGTATCGCAGGTGGTATTGGTGGAGACATAGGTGGTAAAAAATTAGGCGGATGGCTAGCAGATAAGTTTGGATTTGAAGATGGCGGTATTGTTAGACAACCAACGTTGGGTATGATTGGTGAAGGTGCTAGTGATGAAGCAGTTATTCCACTACCAAATGGGCGTCAAGTACCAGTTGATATTGACTTAAAACCAATAGCAGACTTAACGAAAAGTGTTGAAAAACTAATACAAATGCAAACAGGAAGTGCTGATAATACTGAAGTTGTAGCAGAATTAAAGAAAATGAACCGCCAAACAGGGCAGATTATAAAACTATCATCTTAACGGTTGCAATAAATACTACTAGATGTTATAATAAAGCATTAAATAGGAACATAATATGAGTTGGAAAAAATATTTTAAAGTTGTAGATACTAATAGTATGACAGGATCTGTAACCATGCCTAGGGATTCTCAGGCTGATATAGGTTTTAAAAACTATCAAAGTCATCTACCAGAAGTATACACAGGACATCCAAATCGTGTTGAACGTTATAATCAATACGAAACAATGGATAGTGATAGTGAAATTAATGCGGCATTAGATATACTTGCTGAGTTTAGCACTCAAGCAAACGTAGAAAATCGTACACCTTTTGATTTGTTTTTTAAAGATGCACCAAGTGATACAGAAGTAAGTGTTCTTAAAGAAGCACTTCACAGTTGGGTAAGTTTAAACGATTTTGATAAAAGAATTTTTAAAATGTTCCGTAATACATTAAAGTACGGAGATCAAGTATTTGTTAGAGACCCAGAAACGTTTCAATGGAACTGGGTAGACAATGCAGACATTGTTAAAGTTATTGTAAACGAAAGTAAAGGTAAAAAGCCGGAGCAGTATGTAATTAAAAATGCTAATCCTAACTTTGAAACTTTAACAGTAACGCAACCTCAACATAGTGATTTAAAATCTGGAAGACAGTCAGGTGGAGATGGTGCAGTTGCTGGTCAAGATAATATCTATAACTTAAATTCAGCAACATCTGGTGGAACAAGATTTAGTACAACACAAAATGAAATGGCAATCGATGCCAGTCACATTGTACACATTAGTTTAACAGAAGGTTTAGATCCTAATTGGCCATTTGGTATTAGTGTTTTAGAAAGTGTATTTAAAGTATACAAACAAAAAGAATTATTAGAAGACGCAATTATTATTTACAGAGTACAAAGAGCACCTGAACGTAGAGTGTTTTATATTGACGTAGGTAATATGCCAGCACATATGGCAATGGGATATGTAAACAGAGTTAAAAACGAAATTCACCAACGTAGAATTCCAACTCAAGGTGGTGGATCAGGAAGTATGATGGATGCTACATATAATCCATTATCAATTAACGAAGATTATTTCTTCCCACAAACTGCTGAAGGTAGAGGAAGTAAAGTTGAAACATTACCAGGTGGAACAAACTTAGGTGAGATTGATGACTTAAAATACTTTACTAATAAGTTGTTTAGAGGATTAAGAATACCAAGTTCTTATTTGCCAACAGGAGCAGAGGACGGAAGTTCAGTTGCAAGTGATGGTAGAGTAGGAACTGCGTTAATTCAAGAATACAGATTTAATCAATACTGTAAACGTTTACAATCTACAGTGTCAACTACATTTGACCATGAATTTAAAATGTACTTAAACTGGAAAGGTTATAATATCGATAGCAGTATGTTTGAGTTGCGTATGAATGAACCTCAAAACTTTGCGGCATACAGACAAGCAGAACTTGATAACCAACGTGCAACTTTATTCTCTAGTTTATCACAGACACCTTATTTGAGCAAACGATTTATGCTTAAACGTTTCTTAGGAATTAGTGAAGAAGAACTAGCAGAAAATGATAAACTGTGGGCAGAAGAAAACGGAACAACTGATGCACAACAAACAGTAGGTGAAGATTTACGAAGTGTTGGAGTTACACCAGGCGGTTTAGGAACTGATCTTGCAGAGCCAGAAGGCGGCGAAGGCGGTGCTGACGACTTAGATGTTGCAGACGACACAGGTGACGCAGGCGGCGAAGACATCAACTTATAAGGTAAAAAGGAATGATTGAAAATATCTTTCCATCTCCTCTTTATATTGCTATTGCAGAAGGTTCTGATTTAGCAGATATACAATATGAATTACGAAGAGTAGTAGACGAAATTCCCATTGAGTACAAAGAGCAATGGGGCAAAACTCACCAAGTATCAAAACTGTCTAATAATATTATAGAGCAGTATTCTCTAACGTCCTTTAAAACGTTTTTAAATCATAACATAAAAGAATTCTTAGGAACTGAAATGCCCTATGAGATTGAATCTTGGGTATCAGTATACAAACCTGATGACTATGGACATATACATTGTCACGGAAATGCAGACCTTTCTGGTGTTTATTATTTTCAAACAAACAACAAAGACGGCGATATAGTGTTTTATAACCCAACTGTACAAGCAGATTCGTCAACATTGTTTTCTGGACAAACATGGAAACACCCTTCACATATAGGCAAATTATTATTATTTCCTGGATATCTGAAACACGGGGTAAATAGAAACACTACACAAGACACACGAATTAGTTTGTCTTTTAATATATTTTTTAATAAAAGGTAAATACTATATCATGGACTTAAACGATTTATTTACAAAGAACCGTTACTCGGTTGAAGACGATCAAAGTACACTAATTATTGGTGATACTCGTAAAGTCAAGTTGACTTTAGAGCAGATCAATAAACTTAGACGTATTAAAGAAGCCAAAAAATTTGAGGCATTTGCTAAATTACAAAAAGTAAAAGCCCAATACGGAGCAGGTGATAACTCCGATGCAGGCGGTTTATAACCGTTAACAAGGTCGAATTTTCGGTATATCTAATTGAGATATCGAAAAACTACTAATATTTCACCTTTTCGACCCCTTTTCTACACATTTACCTTAAATAATATTACCGATAACTATCCTAATAGGAGTATAAGAATGAGCGACAAATGGAAACAACTAGTTGACTATATTGTCAACGAAGAAGAAACAAAAGCAAGTGACTTGTTTCATGAAATCGTTATTGAGAACTCACGTGAGATTTATGAAAATCTTATATCTCAAGAAGATTTAGAAGAAAAAGTATCACAAGACGAAGTGAAAGACTTCGAACAGGACATTAAAGCAGATGAAGAAGGCATTTCTGAAATGGAACCAGAAGATGGTGACATGGAAGACGCTGGTGATGAATTAGAAGCGGAAATGGGTATGGAGCCAGAAGCAGGCGCTGAATCTCCGGAAGCAGAAGATGAAGAACTAGAAGATCGTGTTGTTGATTTAGAAGACAATATTGCTGAACTTCAAAAAGAATTTGAAGAGTTATTAAACAAAGATGACTCTGCTGATGACGAAGCACCTGCAGAAGAGCCAGAAATGGAAGAAGCAGTAGCAGAAACTGGAGAAGCAGTAGAAGAAGCGAAAGCAGAAGACACTGACGAAGCAGTAGAAGAAGCAACTAAAGAAGCATCTGATGAAGGTGTAACTGAAGAAGCAAGTGAAGACGTTGCGGAAGACGAAGAAAAAGTTGACGAAAGTAAACTTGAAGCGGCTCCAAAACCGGACACGGCAGATCACGCAGATAATAAAGTTTCATCCGTTGCAAAGCAACAAAAAGGTGGAATGAAAGTATCTAAAGGCACTGATGCAAGTAAACCTGCACCAAAGCCAGTAGATATGGGAATGACTACTAAACCCGACGTTAAGAAAGTATAATAACTTAATAAAGGATTAATACCGATGAGCTCAATGTATCTAAAAGAGAACTTAACTTACGACCAGGCAAAAATGGTTACAGAAAGTGCGAATGATGGAAAGGATTTATTCCTTAAAGGCATTTGTATTCAAGGTGGTGTAAAGAATCACAACCAAAGAATGTACCCAGTTGACCAAATAGCGACGGCGGTTACGGCTCTTAACGAACAGATTACAGAAGGTAACTCAGTATTAGGAGAAGTAGACCATCCCGACGATTTAAAAATAAACTTGGATCGAGTTTGCCACATGATTTCAGAAATGTGGATGGATGGTCCAAATGGTTATGGTAAATTAAAAATTCTCCCAACACCGATGGGTCAACTAGTACGAACAATGCTAGAAAGCGGTGTCAAATTGGGAGTATCAAGTCGCGGAAGCGGCGAAGTCAATGATAACACCGGAGAGGTTTCCGGTTTCGAAATCGTCACAGTAGACGTAGTTGCACAACCGAGTGCACCAAATGCCTACCCAACTGCAATATACGAAGGTTTAATGAACATGAAAAATGGACATAAAATTTTAGGTGTTGCGGCAGAGGCCAAAGAAGATGCTCGTGTGCAAAAATTTTTAAAAGATGAGGTTGTAAACCTTATCAATGAACTTAAATTAAGGAGTTGACCAAAATGTTTGACGCACTCAAACCATTGCTAGATAGCGGTATAGTCAACGAGGAAACTAAGACTGAAATTCAGGAGGCTTGGGAAACCAAGTTAAATGAAACTAGGGAAGAGATCCGCGGTGAGTTACGTGATGAATTTTCACGTCGTTATGAGCATGACAAAAATACTATGGTTGAGAGTCTTGACAAAATGGTGAATGAAAACTTAACTAAAGAACTTGAAAAGATTGCAGAAGAACGCAAGGCACTAGAAGAAGATAGAGTGAAATTCAATGTAAAAATGAATGAACAAACTGATAAAGTTAAAAACTTTATGATATCTAAATTAAGTGCTGAATTAAGCGAACTAAATGAGGATCGTAAGGTTCAAGCAGAAACACTTGATAAGTTACAAAAGTTTGTTGTTAAAGCACTAGCAGAAGAAATCGCAGAATTCCACAAAGATAAGGAAGCGGTTGTCGAAACTAGAGTTAAACTTGTTGCAGAAGGCAAGAAACAATTAACTAACTTAAAAGAGAAATTTGTAGAACGTTCAAGCAAATTAGTGAAGGATTCAGTCGTTAAGAATCTTAACAACGAGTTGACTCAACTTAAAGAAGATATCGAACAAGCACGTCAAAATAATTTCGGACGCAAGTTGTTTGAAACTTTTGCTTCTGAGTTTGCAACATCACATTTGAATGAAAATGCTGATATTAAAAAAATGCAAGACGAAGTAACAGAAGTTAAAAAACAATTAGATGAATCGAAAAAAGACGCTGAAACGAAATCAACTTTAGTTGAAAGCAAAGAAGCAGAAATTCGTAAAATCAACGATCGCATTGTCCGTGATCAAAAGTTAAACGAAATGATGGCTCCATTAAGCAAAGATCAGAAAACAGTTATGCAAGATTTACTTGAAAACGTAATTACTGATAAACTTGATGGAACTTTTAACAAATATTTACCGGCGGTTTTGAAGAACCAGGTTAAAGCATCTGATAAAGAAGTTTTATCTGAATCCAAAGAAGTAACGGGGAATAAAACAACAACCACTAACGCACAAGATGAGGGCAATATCATTGAAATTAAGCGTCTAGCGGGACTAAACTAAAAAAATAATTAGGAGACTAAAAAAATGTCTGATATTTTAGCAGAAGGTCGTTGGGACAATACTAAAGATGCTCTTTTAGAGGGTCTTCAAGGTACTCGTCGCAAGACAATGGCTACCATACTTGAAAACACTAAACGCCACTTAACAGAGGCGGCAACTAGTGGCGCAACAGCGGCAGGTGGTGTAGCACAATTAAACAAAGTAATTTTACCCGTAATTAGACGTGTAATGCCTACAGTTATCGCAAACGAAATTGTTGGTGTACAGCCTATGCAAGGTCCGATTGCTCAAATCCACACGTTGAGAGTGAAATATAACTCAGCAAATACAATTAACCCTGCAGATGGTAATGCCATCCAGGCAACAACAAATGACGGTACAAACCTAGGTGCTGGCGACGAAGCTCTATCTCCAAAAGATATAGCCGCTGGTTATTCAGGTACAGAAAGTGCGGCAGGCTTAAAAGCCGGTGGTACTACTGCATCAGGATACTTAGAAGGTGTACCTGGTAACACTATGTCAATCGAAATTCTACGTCAAACTGTAGAAGCGAAAACACGTAGATTATCAGCTCGTTGGACTTTTGAAGCGGCTCAAGACGCTCAAAGCCAACAAGGTATTGATGTTGAAGCAGAAATCATGGCGGCATTAGCTCAAGAGATTACTGCAGAAATCGATCAAGAAGTTCTAGGTTCTTTAAGAACTTTAGCGGCGGCTGGTTCAACTGCCTTTGGTGCAAACACTGAAGCATATGACCAAGCGGCTGTTAGCGGAACTGCTACTTACGTAGGTGATGAACACGCGGCTTTGGCTGTAGCAATCAACAGAGTAAGTAACAAAATCGCACAGAGAACAAGACGTGGCGCAGGTAACTGGGCTGTTGTTTCTCCAACTGCATTAACAATGTTACAAAGTGCATCAACTTCAGCGTTCGCAAGAACAACTGAAGGTACTTTTGAAGCACCAACAAATACTAAATTTGTAGGTACTTTAAACAGTGCTATGAGAATCTATGTTGACAGTTATGCGGCTGACAGCGAAGCAGTTCTTGTTGGTTACAAAGGTTCAAGTGAATCTGATGCGGCGGCTTTTTACTGCCCATACGTTCCACTAATGAGCTCAGGTGTAGTACTTGATCCAGCAACATTAGAGCCACTAGTTGGCTTCATGACACGTTACGGTTATGCTGAACTTTCACAAACTGCAAGTTCACTAGGTAACGCGGCTGATTATGTTGGTAGAGTAACAATCGCTAACCCATCATTCAGTTAATAGATATTATCCTTTTTGGATATTATTGTTAACTAACATGACAATATTAGAAAGGCCCTCCGGGGCCTTTCTTTTTGACTAAATTTGGACTAAATATTAATACGTTCATCCTATTATAGGACGGAAGTAGCATAAGCGAAGGAACGCACTTTAACTGTAAAAAGGAGAAGTGTTATGAATCATAGAGACTTCGAAGCGGCTCGTAAAAAAATACAAACAAAATTGGCACACAAGGCTATCCATAAAAAGCAAATGGAGAGACCACTGTCAAGACCCCGAGCTGAAAAGAATATACTAGCACCAAACAATCCAAAACTTCAAGGTATATAGTATAAATAGTAGTGCTTATCATAAGATAAGTTTATGGGGAGCCATCCTCGTATTACATAGAACGTAACAAAGGAGAAATAAAATGGGAAGACCAATAAACAAAAGATTTTTCGGCGTACCTACTGCAGGTGGCAATGAAATTAAAGTAAACTTTCATAACGGTTCAGCCGTTGTTGAAGGATATATCGCAAAGCAACTAGGTAGTAAAAAGTTTTCAGTTAAAGCAACTGGAACACCTGGTACTGCATACACTCGTACACTTGTAACTGGTAAACTACCAGCCGCAGTTACTGGTACAGAAATGACAATTTCTGTAAAAGGTGATGATGGTGAAACTTATGGTGTATCTAAAATTGCAGGACGTAAAGTAACACTAGCAAAACCAAGTGCTACTGGATCTAACGCATTAGACGGTTTATCTAAGCCATGGAACTTCACAGTTTCAGGTTCAGATGGAGCAGTACAGTTTGAAGAAGCAGGTGACGACGATACTGCATCAGGTACAGACGATACAGACTTCACAGAAGACGCTTAATCTTAGGCAAATGTATTAAAGTTGCCCTTCGGGGCAACTTTTCTTAATAGTTTATAAAGGCTAAATACACTATATAAGGTTTAAATCGCATGGCAAATACAGAAAAAAGAGTACTAGGTGACTATAAGATAACGACAGATTCTGGTAGTACGGGCTCTATTGAATTAGATACACAAACAGTAACAATAACTGGAAACTTAAATGTCCAGGGTGCTACAACAACTGTATCTTCAACTAATACATCAGTGGCAGATAACGTTATTGTTTTAAACAGTGGCGAAAGTGGAGCAGGCGTAACGTCTGGAACCTCAGGTATTGAAATTGACAGAGGTACAGTAGACAATGCTACACTAACATATAATGAAACAGCCGACGTATTTGAAGTAAAAATTGGATCAAGTTTTTCTAAAATTAGAGGAGCAACTCCAGTAGGCGGTGATGATTTAGCAACAAAAACTTATGTTGACAACCAAGTATCAGGCGGAGGAGCAGTAGTTGATAAAATTAACGAAGGAAACTCTAAAGCAGAAATATTTGATGACGGTGTAGGAACTAGTAAGTTCTTTGTTAATATTGACGGTGCTGATGTACTAGAAGCAACGGCAACTAACTTATCATACGGAAATGTACAAATAAGTGGCAATACAGTTAGCAATAAGGCTACTGATGAGAATTTAATATTAAGTACAACAGGCACAGGCGAAATAAACATAGTAGACGTTACTAAAGTAACAGAACAAAGTTCAGACCCAACGGGTGTTGCAGGCTTTACAAAAGTATATGCAAAAACCCCTGCTTCGGGCGGTTCTGGAGTGTATGTATCTAACATAAATACTACTGACGAGTTAGTAACAAAATCAAAAGCAATAGTTTTTGGATTAATATTTTAAGGTAACAAGATGGCAATAGGACAAGGACAAGTAGGAACAACATCAACTACATTGTATACAAGTACAAATAATACTGCAATTACAGTAATATTCTTTTGTAATACAACTGGATCAGATGCAACTTTATCTGTTAACGTAGTACAGAGTGGTGGATCTGCTGGAGCAACGAATCAAATAATTAAAGACTTAACAATACCAGGTGGCGATACTTACATTATGAATGCTGAAAAAATGGTATTAGGAAATGCTGATACTATACAAGCAATTTCAGGAACAAGTAATGCGATTACTGCCTCTATTAGTTACGTGAGTATTTAATAATGGCTGGCTTTATTTCTTCTTCAGCGAATTTCATTAAAAGAGTAACACAGGTTACAAAACCTGCAACTGGCCCAACGGCATCTAGACCTGGAACTCCCATTGCTGGAGAGTTTCGTTTTAATTCAGATACTAGTAAAGTTGAGTACTATGATAGTGCGGCTTGGCAAAACTTATCACGTTCAGGTAATGCCGCAATTACAAAAACATCAGTTGTAACTGGCGACGGTACAACTACTACTTTTTCTAACTTCTTTACAACTGCACCTAGCGATGAAAATAATGTAATCGTTACTGTAGGTAATGTAATACAAGAACCAGATGCGGCTTATACTGTAAGTGGCAGAGATATTACATTCACAAGTGCACCACCAAACACACATAGAATTTATGCAATCGAAGGCTTAGACGCTACAGATATTGCATAATATCCTTTCTTAATCTCTAGCATAAATAGTTATATACCCAGGCACACCCGGGAATGAACAGTGGTGTAGGAGAAATATAACATGGCAATTGGAAGAATTTCCGGTGCTATGCTTAAGAGTAATCTTGAGCGATTAGGCACGGATTTAAGTATAGATACAAACTTATTATATGTCGATGTCACGAACGACAGAATAGGTATCAATACAGCCTCTCCAACACAAAGTCTACAAGTAGACAACGTAACAATCAACGCATCACAAATTAGAAGTACAGTCGGGGCACTAGACTTAGGAGCACCAGCGGATATTACTATCTCTGGAGGAACTAATAATTATGTTTTAAAAACAGACGGTGCAGGTACTTTAAGTTGGGTAGATGTGTCAGCAGTTTCTGGCAGTGTTACAGGAATGACAACAGAATTAGCAACACCGACAGATTCAAGTTTAACAACAGACGGCGCATACTTAGGCTGGACTAGTACAACAAAAGTTACAAATGCTATTGATGATTTAAATGAAGTAACTGAAAATATTCGTAATAATACGTTTGTTAAAGATGTTACATTTACTTCAAATGTTACATCAGGTGGAGCAGGATACACTGCAACATTATCTATTTCAGCAACAGGAAATGCAAACCAATATGTAATTGATTGGGGAGACAGTACAAGTAACACAACAACTTCTAGTACAAGTCCGAGTCATACATATTCAAATTTTTTAGATAGCCCACATAGTATTACAGTAACAGCCAGTAATACAAGTGGAGCAGGTTCTGGTAGCCAAGCAAGTTTTACAAGAACAGATTACATAACAGTTTATAGTCCAAACCCAACAGTATCATTTAATGTTTATGCGGCATCATCAGGTGGAAGTCCAATAACAACTTGGGACGATGGGGCAACAGTTTATTTTGATAACACTGCAACTAATACAGATATAAGTGGAGCAACAGTTCAATGGACTTGGAATTGGGGAGACGGTAGCAGTAACGATGTTATAAGCAACGACACTGATGCAGGATCTCAATCAGGAGCCAGACTAGCACACACTTTTCCAACTGCTACAGAAACAGAACAAAGTTTTACAGTGCAGTTAACATTAAACACAATGAGTACTGCTGATCCAAGTGTTATACCAGTTGGACCAACAAGTAATGTATATAAAATTTATGACACACATACACCAACTGTAACATTAGATGATGTTAGTGGTGTTAATGAAGAATCGTCAAGCGGACACGTTGTTCAACTTACAAATACTTCTGAAGCAGGAGTAGGAAGTTATGCAACATATGGGAACCAATACCAATATCAATTTGGAGATGGAACAAGTAACGTTACTGTTAATGCAGGATCAGGATCTGCAGGAGATAGAAACGTAGCATTAAATCACACATACACATTAAGTAACAGTGAACAAGCAAACGGAACAGCCAGAGACTATACAGGTAACGTTAGAGTATTAAGTAGTCATACTAGTAGTCCGTTTATTAGTAGTACATTTTCAGTACACGTTGAACCAGATGTTAGAGCAAATATTTCGGGAACTGCAATTACGACAAGTGACAGAAGTGGTGACAATCAATATGATGTTTATGACGGAACAGATTACAATGGTATAAACCGTGCGTTGGTAAGAGTAACAAATACTTCACAAAACGCAGACGATTATGTTTATAATTGGAACGATGGTAGTTCTAACGACACTGTAACTGAAGACGGATCAAGTCCAGGTTCTATTGGAGGAACACTAGACCATGACTTTACTGGTGTTAGTGCAGGTAATAAAAATTTAAGTTTTACTGCAAACGGAACTCCGGACATAACTGCACAAACAGATACAGACACTGGATTAACTTTTGAAGTTAGATCAATTCCTAGTGCACCAGCAAATTTAAGTAGTAAAAGTATAACACTTTCAGATAGTTACCAAGGAACAAGTCCTAAACTAGCGGCAAACTTTACAGATAGTAGTTCATCAAATCCTTTAAGTGCAGGAGATAGTTTAACTACTACAACTGCTAGAAGATATACAAGTGGTACTATTGACACCAGTGTTGTAGATAATGCGTATAACGGGCTCTCAGGCACCATTACTGCTAGAATTAACGGTGCTGATGGAGGTAACAAATCCTTTAGTACTGCATTAAATGAGAATGGAACATTTACTTCTTTAGTTGTTAGCAACCAAGCAGATGCACATGATACTATTAGTTCTAGTACATACCCAACAGGTTTTTTCCAAACGTTTGATGCTAAAATTACTCAATCATTATCTAGTTATACAGTAGGTGTTAATGATCAACGTTTAGAACATAGTGCAACTGGTAATACAAATTACGTTGCAGTTGTTAGAGATGACATGACTAGTGCACCAACTGTTAGTACTGCAAGTGCTTCATTAACAGAAGCGTCAGCAGGAACTTATAGATACATTTCTGGTATTCCTTATTACAATAGTGGAAGTCCAACATTATCATTAACAGGTGTAACAATAGAAAATTTAGTGGGACAAGCATATAGAGATACAAGTTCAGTACTGACTATTACTAATGGAACAAATTCAGAAGGAACTAGTGATAGTTCTATATCTACACAATATAAAACTTATGCAAATATTGATGGCGCTAGTACATTTTTATCAGGTGGTATACCTATAGCAAATACAGGTGTAGGAACACCTTATGCAATAGGAACACAAACAATTAATGTAACTTCTAGTAATGTTCAATCTTTAGAAACTATCAAATTGAGAGCAACAAATATGAACGGTAACGGAAGTTATGCTGAAGTTTCTAGTCCATTAGTTGCAGTACATACTGAATCTCCATCGGGGGTTAAAGAAGAAGATATAGATGTTTCAAATAGTTTAGGTGATGGAACTTATGTAGACAACGGAAAAAGAATTTTTGACTTTTCATCAGCAACAACAAATAATCCTACATTTTCAGGATCAACAAATTTTTATACAAATAATTTATTTACTGGAAACAAAACAGTTGCAGGAACAAAAGAAGCAACAGTTCGTTGGGGAACATTAAAATATGATGTTTCTAATTATAGTACAGGATATTTACCAGTAGGTCCAAATAGAAGTAGTGATACAGGAACACAATATTTTACTTTTGCTTTTAGAAGAAATATTGTTGCAAACTATGATATACAGATTACAAGTTCTTCAGGAGTAGCAGGTGTATGGATTGCACTACCTGGCACTAACATTGATAGTTCAAGTGGACTTAATGGTTGGTTAGATTGTACAACACAATATAGTGGAGTAGGTTTACCTGGTAGTGACACTGGTAACGGTGGTAACGGATCAGACGGTTGTGCCTATACAGGTGCAGACGTTATTCCAACTGGTAGTAGTTTAAGTGGCGGATATACAATGACACTTGGAACAGAAAATATGGCAAATGCAACTGGTTATGTTTCACTAGTTAGAATAGCATTAACAAGTGGACAAAGTATATCTAGTCTAAGTATTGGAGTGGCAAGTTAATGGCAATATCCGATAATCAAAAAATTGACTACCTATTTAAAAAGTTAGGTTATGGTGCAACTAAAACAGATACCAATGCTAACAAGTTGGCGGCTAATGAAGCCATTCCATCACCGCTATTAATTAGAGGTGACAGAGTTTGGAGAGATTCGTCTAGTATTCCAGGTGTAAGTCCGTCAAGTAGTTCAGGTGTTGTTACAGTATATAAAGGTGCAAACGTAATTGAGTGTACAGAAGACAATACTGCAACTGCAAACAGAACTTGGAAAACAGGACAAACAGGTTGGATACCGCCACAGTTTGGAAGTACATATATTGTTAATGTTTATATACATACGGCAGGTGATGCCTCCAACGCCGCTAGTATTAGTAATAAAGTTTTTGTTACTGGTAGTGGTAATAACGACGAATGGTTCTTTGATTACGAATCAGGCGTATTAAATTTTATTGGTAGCAACTATCCTAATGGTGTAAACTTTAGTGGTAAAAGTGTTTATATTGAAGGTGCTAGATACACAGGTACTTATGGTACAGGTGGAGGCACAGGAACACTAGGCTTCTCAGGTAATACTATTTCTCCTAGTAGCTCAGGTGATGATTTAACATTAGATGTAGATGGAACAGGAACTGTAATAATTGATACAGATACTGCTCTTGTAGTTCCAGTTGGAACAAATGCACAACGTCCTGGAAGTCCTGTAAAAGGAATGATTCGCTTTAATGATGATAGCGATAAAATAGAAGTTTATGATGGTACTGATTGGGTAGCAGTTGGAAGTAGTGCAGGAGCAATATCAACTCAAGCATTTACTGGAAATGGATCTGACGTAAACTTTACACTAAACAGTTCGGCTGATAGTGCCACAGTAATGGTAACACTTAATGGTGTAGTACAAGAACCAACACAGGCATATAGTGTTAGTGGAACAACATTAACATTTACGCAGGCGCCAGTTTCAAGTGATAGAATTGAAGTAAGAAAATTAGGACTTGTAACTACTATTAGATCTGTTGTAGACTCTGATAGTGATACTAGTATTCAAGTAGAAGAAGGTGCAGACGATGACACAGTTAGAATTGATACTGCTGGTACCGAAGTTGTTAATATACAAACAAGTAGAAGTGCATTTAATAATGCAGTACAACTAGCAAGTATGACAACAACACAACGTAACGCCTTATCGGCTAGTACAGGTATGATAATATATAATACTACAACAAACAAGTTTCAAGGCTATACAAATAGTGCTTGGGTAGACTTTCATTAAGTACTACTATTAAGATTAATATTTTTTTAATCCTCCTAAAACCAATACATAGCATATAAAAAATGCGAGTTTCCAATAAATACTATTGGTCCGACCAGACACAAACGACATAAAAATAGAGGAGTGATTCACTTATGGCCGTAACTCGTATTAAAACCAATCAGATAACCGACTCAGCGGTAACGACTGCCAAAATAGCAGACGCCAACGTAACAGCCGGTAAATTGGCTAACAATTTAACCTATGGCAGTAATCTGACTGTCTCAGGTAATTTAACAGTAAATGGTACAACCACTACTGTTGACACAACAAACACATCTGTTGCTGATCCATTCATGCTATTGGGTTCAGGCGGCGCTGGAAACGTTGATGGTGGTATCATCATTAACAGAGGCGGCACTGGAAACAATGCGGCAATGATTTGGGACGAAAGTGCTGATGAGTTCGCAATGATGCTTACTACTGACGCTGGCACAACTGCTGGTAACGTAACAATCGCATCTTACGGAGACATCCATTTCAAAGACGCAACAGGTAACTTAACAGGTAACGTAACAGGTACTGTTGATGGCGTAATTGGTGGTAACACACCTGCGGCAGTAACAGGTACAGTAATTACTGCAAACACAAACTTTGCTGGTAATTTAACTGGTAACGTAACTGGTACACAGGATGGTGTAGTTGGTGGTAATACACCGGCGGCTGTTACTGGTACAACCATTACAGCAAACACTGGCTTCAGTGGTCCACTTGATGGTATTATTGGTGGTAACACACCAGCGGCAGGTACTTTTACAAACTTAACTGCTGATGGAACAATCACAATGAGTAGTAATTCAATTACTAACGTTAGTGATCCAAGTAATGCTCAAGACGCCGCGACAAAAGCCTATGTTGATGCACAGGTTTCAGGTTCTGACAACAAAGTATTCCAATTGAATTCTAATGTTGAAGTAACAGACACTGGTTCTAATGGCTTAATTACATTTAACGTTGATGGTGCTTCAGAAGGTCAAATCGATAGTAACGGTTTAACTATAGGAAACATTAATATTGATGCTAACACAATCAAAACTACTTCAGGTGATTTAACTATTGACCCTAATCCAGGTGGATCAGGTGGTACTGTTACTATCCAAGGTAGTTTAACTGTAACTGGTACAACTACTACTGTTGATTCAACAGTTGTAACTATTGCTGACCCAGTATTCCAAATTGGTGCTGATTCAAATGATAGTTTAGATAGAGGTATCAAATACTTACACAACGACGGAAGTGCTAAAAATGGTTACTTTGGTTTAGACGAAAGTGCGTCTGAATTCGTATTCATCCCTGATGCAACGGATACATCAAGTGTATTCACTGGATCTTTGGGAAGTGCGGCATTCGGAAGTATGCGTGTAACTGACTTAACTAACACAAGAGTACTATTCGCAGGTGCAAACGGTGAACTTTCCGATTCAGCAAGTATGACTTTCAACAGTGGAACAGGTGCCTTATCGGCAACTAGTTTTGTTGGAACGTTTACTGCGGCGGCAGGTACAACTACTACAATCGGCTCCGGTCAAACATTAGATGTTGACGGTGTTGTTGATATTGACGCAAGTTCAGGAAACATGGACGGCGTTACTATTGGTGGTACAACTCCGGCGGCAATCGCAGGTACAACAATCGATGGTACAATCGGTTCTGTAACTCCAGCGGCTGTTACTGGTACAACAATTACTGCAAACACAGGATTTGTTGGTGCTTTAGACGGCATAATTGGTGGTTCAACACCAGCGGCTGTTACAGGTACAACAATTACTGCAAACACAGGATTTGTTGGTCCATCTGATGGCGTAATTGGTGGTAATACACCAGCGGCGGCAACAGTAACAACATTAACTGGAAACAGTAATGCCACAATAGCAGGAACTTTAACTGCTGGTGGTACTGGTACAGTAACTGATGCAAGTTTTGTTGTTGACTCAACAGACTCAATGATGCTACCAAAAGGTACAACTGGTCAAAGACCAAGTACTGGTGTAGCAGGTATGTTTAGATTTAACACTACAACAGGTCAAATCGAAGTATACACAGGCGCTGAATGGAACGCAGGTGCTGACTTTACTACAATTACTGCTGATTCTTTCAACGGTGATGACAGTACAGTTGCATTTACACTAACAGTAACAGGTACAACTGCAACAACAATCGTTTCTTTAAACGGTGTTGTACAGATTCCAACAACTGCTTATGCAGTAAGTGGAACAACATTAACATTTACAGAGGCTCCGGCAACTGGTGATGTTATTGACGCAAGAGTACTTACAACTACATCAACTATAATCGCTATTGCTGACCAAGACGGTGATACACAAATACAAGTAGAAGAAACTGCAGACGACGACACAATTAGATTTGATGCGGCGGGTGCCTACGTTGCTTGTATTACATCATCAGGCGTTGAGATCAAAGGTAACTACAGTATGACATTAGGTGGGGCAATGAATGCCAACTCTAAACAGTTAAACTCAGTTGCAGATCCAACATCGGCACAAGATGCGGCTACTAAGGCTTACGTTGACGCAGGATTGGCTGGCTTATCACAAGACAGTATTTCTGAAGGCGACAGTAAGATTGAAGTAGTAGATGCTGGTACAGGTACTGCGGTTGTCACACTTGATAACGCGGCACACACTACATTTAACAGTTCAGGTATTACACTTGCAACTGGTGTGTTTAGTGGTACTGCAACATCGGCTCAATACGCTGACTTGGCTGAGATGTACTCTGCAGATGCAGACATCGAACCAGGAACAGTAGTATGTTTTGGTGGAAACAAAGAAGTAACAACTTGTATGGCAGATGCTGACAAGAAAGTTGCTGGTGTTGTTTCAACTAATCCTGCTTACTTGATGAACAGTGACGCTGACGGTGTAGCGGTTGCATTACAAGGAAGAGTTCCATGTAAAGTAACTGGTGCAGTTGCTAAAGGTGATATGCTTGTAGCGGCTGGTAACGGAATGGCTCGTGCAGAAGAAAATCCTGCAATGGGTTCTGTTATTGGTAAAGCACTTGAAAATCACGCAGAAGGCGAAGGCGTAATTGAAGTTGTTGTTGGACGTATGTAATCCATACTAGAACTTAAACTTATACGGAGAAAGGCCCTACGGGGCCTTTCTTTTTGAGTAGTAAGTCGAATAACTTCTGCATAAATACTATAGAATAAGCAAGTAGGAAGTGATTAAATGCCATTAACAAGACCTAAATCCGCTCAGGTTAACTTTGATGTTACAAGTCTATCAGATCCATTAATACGCCTAAATAGTGGACAAAGTGGATCAAATGATAAAGATGCGGGTATAGTTTTAGAACGAGGTAGTGATACCAACGTTGCATTAATGTGGGACGAATCTGCGGATAGGTTTGTTGCAATTACTACTAGCGAAGATGGAACAACTAATGGTGATGTTACTATTGGCGGTTATGCAGATATACAAGCAAACGCATTTCATGGTGACGGTTCTAACTTAACAGGAATTACTTCAGGATTATTTACTGCAATTACAGATGGTGGAAAGTTAACTTCTACAGAAACCGGCAGTGGCGCTGGACCAATTATAGAATTAGATAGAAACAGTGCTTCTCCATTTAACGCAGATTACTTAGGACAATTAAAATTTAAAGGAAGAAATTCCACTGACCAAACTGTAATATATGGTAAAATTTCTGCAAAAGGCAGTGATGTTACAGATGGTTCAGAAGATGGTACTTTAGAATTTACAGTAATGAACAATGGGTCGCAAGACAACATTGTAAGAATTAACGAAAACGGATTATACATTAATGCAGGCGGAGATTTAAAATTTGAAGGTACAAATGGTAACTCTAACGAAACAACAGTTACAGTAACAGATCCGACAGCAGATAGAACAATTACATTACCTGATGCAACAGGCACAGTTGCTCTTACAAACAGTTTTACAAGATTTCACAGTGCAGTACAAACAGTAACAACAAGTGAAGCATCAACAAATGTTACAACTAGTGTTAATTACACATTCAGTGATTTATCCGATTCAATTCATTTTAACATCTATTTAAATAGAATGCTTTTAAGGCCCGCTGAATTCAGTGTGTCAGGATCAACATTAACGATAAATATTGGTATAATAGATACAGATGACCAATTAGAAGTTACAGGATTTAAAGTATAATGGCTAGACGTAGAAGAAAAATTAAAATTAATGGCGTGATGCGTCCAATGGAGGATCTAGTCTCATTAAAATCTTCAGAATTAGGTGGAGCATCGATAGAATCAAAAAGATGGCGTTATAAAAAGAATGGCGATATTGAATTCTTTAGTGAAGGTGCTGAAGGCGATGACGATATTATATTTGGCGGAGCAAAATCAGATTTAAGAAGATTAGAAGATATTGAAAGAAATATTTCTGTACTAGCAACTAAAACTATGGTTGCAAGTTCTATATCAGACTACGATTCTGAAGACGATACTTTTGATAATGTATTTGATAAAAAAGTAAGATTTAAAAATAGTTTAGTAAGATTTACAAATAACCATTTACATCTAGATGCCAATTGTACGGCAGACTTTAATGGTATTAAGTTAACAGAAGTTGGTACACCATCTGCTTCATCTGATGCGGCAACTAAAGGTTATGTAGATGATCTTATTGGCGGATCAAATGAAATTAGTGAACTAACAGACGTAACAATTAGTAGTGCAAGTACTGGACAAATTTTAAAATACAACGGCAGTGCTTGGGTTAATAGTGCTGAAGTAAATGAATTAAATGAACTAGCAGATTTGACAATATCAAATCCACAAACAGGGCACGTTATAAAATATAACGGAAGTGCTTGGGTAAACGGCGTCGGCGGAAGTGCAACAACTTATACTGCAAGTGCTGGTGCACCGAGCAGTCCATCAGATGGTGACGAATGGTATGATACTGATAATGGTAATTTTTACAAATATATTAATGACGGCACTACTAAACAGTGGGTAGAGTGGTCACCGGGACAAAGTGGACCAATGTTAGACGGTACAGTTGCAGTAACAGGTAACATACTACCAGATGCAAGTAATACAAGAGATTTAGGATCGTCGTCAAAATTATATGCGACAGTTCATGCTACATCATTCTCAGGAAAAGCATCATCGGCTCAATATGCTGACTTGGCTGAGATGTATGCAGGAGATAAAAATTACGAAGTAGGTACAGTAGTATCAGTTGGAGGAACACACGAAGTTACAGAGTGTAACAAATATGCTAGTTCACAATTAGCAGGTGTAGTTTCTGATAAACCGGCTTACTTAATGAATAAAGATATAGATGCAGAACACCCAGTTTGTGTAGGTTTTGTAGGAAGAGTTCCAGTTAAAGTTGTAGGACACATTGAAAAAGGTGACTTATTAACTACAAGTGAAATTTCAGGCAAAGCAACAAAATATAGTGGAAACTATAATCCAGGGTGTATTATTGGTTTGGCATTAAATAGTAATAAAGAAGGTGAAGGAGTAATAGAAGTATTACTTAAAAGGAGTTAATTATGGCGGCAGTTTTTCCAGGTAGTCCATCAGATGGAACAGTGGTAGTAGTAGGCGGAGTAAGTTTTGTATACAACTCAACTGAGTCAGTATGGAATCAGTTAAACACGGCAAATACATCTCCAACATTAACTAACGCACAACTAGACACAGGTGTTAGTGGTAGTGCAGTTAAAGATGAAGATGATATGGCATCTGATTCAAATGATCATCTTGCAACACAACAATCTATTAAAGCATATATTGATGCAGGAGCCCATGCAAGACCTCATGGAAGTACTACACAAATAATAGTTAAAAGTGTTGATAAAACATCAGCACACAGATACAACGGTTCAGGCTCGTCAAAGGGATACCTTGTAGATGGAATTATGTCACCGTATCTTATTTTTACTCCAGGAAGAACTTATCGTTTTGATACTTCTGATAGTAGTAATAATACTCACGCAATTAGATTTTTTTTAAAAGCAGATAAAACAACTGCATATACAACAAATGTAACACAAAATGGAACAGCCGGTCAAGCCGGAGCATATACAGAAATTACAGTTACAGATGATACACCAACTGTACTTCATTATCAATGTGAAAACCATGCATACATGGGTAACGCAATACAAATGAATACAAGAAACTTAACAGGTTTCACAATAGATTATAACAACCTATCTAACAAACCTACTATACCAACTTCATTAACTGATTTAAGTATTAGTGATGGATCTAGTAACATGGTTTTAAAAACAGATGGAAGTGGTAACTTTGGATTTACTTCTATTAGTTCTATTCAGTCAGCAGGTATATCTAATCTTATTGAAGATACAACACCACAACTAGGTGGACCGATAGACTTTAAATCATTGTCAAGTAATCCGTCAAGCGGTTTAGCGGCAGGACAAGTTTACTATAACAGTGGTACAAAAAAATTAATGTTATATGATGGCAGTAACTGGGTAGAAGTTTCGGGAAGTGCTAGTTCACAACCTTTCTTAACAAGACAAGTTATCACACATGGATTTGTTATGGGCGGTTACCAAAGTTCGAGTCCATGGAAAAACGTAAACACAATGGTTCATGCAACTGACGTTATGACTAATAATGGTGATGTAATGACCTATGCCGCGGCATATACTTCTGGTGTATGTACATTAACACATGGGTACCTTTGGAGTGCAGATGACACTTGGCCAGGGACTAGTGCGTCAACATCAAATTTCCATATGTCAACCTACAGTGGCAGTAATGGACCAAATATGAATTGGGGAAGAAACGATTGTGCCACACTATTTAAAGAACACGAAAAATGTTGGATTGTTGGCGGCGGTAGTGCAAATATAGATGTTATGAATCTATCAAACGCAACTATGTATACCGACCAAGGACAGGATTCATTAAGTGGTGATAATATGCAAGCCGGCTGTGCAAGTCACAGTGGTGAAAATTATGGTTATGTTTGGCAAGCCACAGATGATTGTAGAAAATTTGTTTGGTCAACATCGACACAAGTTACAATGACAACACCTTCAAACAAACCAGGTATTAACAGTCAGCAAAAAGGCTGGGCAGACAAACTAGGGTATGGTTATGCTGGCAACGAAGGAACATATAATGGCGGTAATAATGTAAGAGTTTGGAGTTATACTACAGAAGCAGTTACAACAACAGTTACCAAACCAATTACAAACTGCGGAGAAGAAAATTTAGATATGGGACAAGCACATCAGTATAGTATGGGTAATTATGATGGAGCCCAAAATAATAGAGGTTGGAAGTGGACATATGCAACTAACTCAGGAAGTGAACTAGGAAGTGGTTCAATAAGAACAGGCGTACCAGGCGGAAGCTCAGGGCACTGTGTTTGGAGAGCTTAATTATGTATATTTTATTTAAAATGAAAGCACAAAAAGAATTAGGACCTATACAAATATATGGCAGATTCCAATCGTACTGCGTCGGCTACATTCCAGATACACACGTTGATATTATACCCTATTTACATTTAGAGCCAACGATATTGACAGACACCGTTGCAAAAGCATGGTTACTAACACAAGGCTGGAAGGGTCATGTAAGCATTAGACCAGGTACACTTGAAGATGAGCAAATGGGGTTACATGAAAGTTCAGAACCCACAGGCGAAAAAGAAAAGTACACACTAACAACTGATGACGTTACAAATTGTACTGCTTTTATGAAAGCAGTTATGCGTAAACAATTAGATGAAATTTATGACCATAGATTACAAGCACTAAACATTAATGTTAGTAAATTAGAAGAAAGTACTTGGGAAAAACAGAAATCAGATTATATCAAATATACTAATAACAATTCAGCCAATGTTCCATTACTTGACGCACTAGCAACAAGTAGAGGAATTGAAAAAGCAGACATGGCAGTACTAATAAGACAAGCAATCAATAATTACGATGAGAAAGTTAGAACTTTACTAGCAAGTAAACAAGTCGTAGAAACAGAAATCAAAAATTGTGCAGACATCAGCGCCTGTTTTGTTTTAATGCACCAGAGATTCGAAATGACAATGCCAGTAGCATTACAAACAAGTACAGGGACGACGACTGCCGCACAATTTAATGTGTAGGCTAAATGTTCAGTATACCACTAAACCCTAAATTAAACAATCATCAAATACAACACTTTGTAGATTTTTGTATTAATCATCGAGAAGTAATTTATGACATTTACTTTACTTGCAGAATGCCTCCGTTTGAGCAAGATGCAATGGGTGATGTGTTTGCTTCTGACACAAATGAATTAATAAATGTAGCTCTTAAAGTACAAGAAGCAACAGATATATCAGTAAGTGCAACATTTAATAATATAGAAGTTAGACCTTCGCAAGAAAATTTAGATATTTGGATAAACAATTTTGACCAGTTATATGATGCTGGAGTAAGAAGTGTTACTATACCTCATACGCATTGGGTAGCAACAGGACAAATACAAAAAAAGTTTCCTGAACTTTTAATAAAAAATACAATTCTTAGACAAGTACAAACTGCTAAAGATGTTGCTGAATTAGGTAAACACGGATTCCGTTATGTAAACTTGCACAGAGATTTAATGCGAGATCACGAAAGTCTTGCTCGTATACGAAAAGCCGCTGATAGATATAATATGAAAATTTCTTTATTAGCAAATGAAGGTTGCCATGGCGGCTGTGCTATGATGCCAGAACATTTTCAATTTAATAATAGTAGAACAACTGGACCACAATATTTTAATGATCCAATAAGCCGTACTAGTTGTCAGAAATGGAATGTAGAAGATCCTAGTAGTCCACTTAAACGTGCAAACTTTCCACCATGGAAAGAAGACTGGTTAGAACTAGCAAAGTATGTTGATGTATTTAAAATGCATGGAAGAGAAAATATTGCACGTTTTTATGAAACTATGCGTATTATAGAACGTTATCATAATGACGAAGAAATACTATATGACGACTTTAATGTTTATTTAGAGGATACTAATTTAAAAGATAGACCAATAAATGCTTGGCGAAAAATAATAAAAACTTGTAAATTTGATTGTTGGGATTGTAATTTTTGTGACAAAGTATATGAAAGTAGATCCGGAAAACTTAATAATAGCAAGGCAATTACACTAGTAGAAGCATTAGTATCACACGAAAATAACGATTATTTAAACGAAATACAAGGATTAACTAGTACTAGAGTAAAAAAACTCTTGCATGAATTAGGAAAAGATAGTACAATGTATTTAGAAGTAGGTAGTGCTATGGGTTCTACTGCTATTAGTGTTTTAGATACAAATATTCCTGTAACTTGCGTAGATAATTGGAACGAAAATATCAATCCTGAGAGCGGTGATTTTACACTACCAACTAACAATAAAAAACAATTTGACACTAATACAAGTAGTTATAAAAATTTAAAAGTTTATAATGATGATATGCTTAATGTTGAATTAAAAGAAAAAGGATACGATTTATTCTTTTATGATGGGCCACATGATAAACTGTTAACTGCAAAAGCAGTTGAACATTTTAGTAAGTATTGGGCTGATGAAGCCATATTAATATTTGATGATGCTAATTGGCAAGGGGTAATTGAAGGAAGTAAACAAGGTGTACTAAACACAAACTATAAGATAGAATTTGAAAAAATGATCCTTAACAATATAGAAGATAAGACTAAATGGTGGAATGGATTATATGTAATGGCAGTTAAAAAAAATGAAAAAATTTAAAATATTACAAGCAGATGTTTTTGTAAAAGATAATATCGGTACAAAAGAACAACGTACTTCAATGATTGAATATGCACAAGACATAAAAAGACAAACAGACGAAAAACAGTTAAACTTTAGTAATAGAGGTTGTTGGCGACACGAGTTTGACTATCCTGATATACAATGGTTAGTAGAAGAACTTCGCTTATTATGTAATAGTGCAATAGAAACTTATGCAGTAGACGATCCGTTATATGGTGAAAAACTTAAACATTATGGACCACCAGAAGTTAGTTACTGGACAAACATAAATGAATTAGATAGTAAAAATGCCTTACACGATCATCGACTTCATCACTATGTAGCAGTTTATTACTTACAAGGAAAAGATACAGGTGATATTGTTTGGCATAATCCAATGAACTTAACAGAAAGTTGTCACCCACACGCACCGTTTACTAGTAGATACAGTATGTCTCCTGAAGACGGACAATTAATATTATGGCCCGCTTGGATGCCACATGAAACAGAAACAAACAAAAGTAATATGCAACGAATCAATGTTGCTTTTAATATTAGGTTTCAAACACCTAGATATATTGGAGGAAAATAAGATATGAAGTTTGATAGTTTAAAAGATTCAATGAAAGTTACAGGTAAAGACATAACAACTGATACCGATGAATTAACAGAAGATCAAAAAGATATAGTAGGTTATGCTATTAGCAGTAACTTTATTATGCCAGAGTTTAAAGCAAAGCACTTTGTTGGACACGCAAATATTACTCCGTACGGTGCAATGAAACAGTATTTAATGGAAATACAAAGTAGAGAATCCGGAATTAAATCACAAGAATATGAACTTGCAAAAATTGAACTAGCGATAGATGAGTTTGCAGATAAAAGAGATAACTCAACGGATGAGTTTGATAAACGTAGAGCACAAATTGAAATAGATTATGCAGAAGCAAGACGTGATGGCTTTGTAAGAAATTTAAGAGGGCAACGTGAAGAACGTTTAATGTATTTAAAATTAATTGACGAATTGTCTAATAGTGAATACGGTACATTAGAAGATGGAACAAAGTTAATTGATATATTTGACAATCCTGAAAAGCAAGAACAAGCAGAAAGAGAATACTGGATTAAACGTTTAGGTAAACAATCTGCTATGGATATGATTGCATACGGAAAAGTAGGAGTTGGAAACATGGATAGTTTAACAATGTTATCTTACGAAGACCAACAAAAAGCCATAGAACTTGCAAGTGATGTATTTGTTCATAATGAACGTAGACTACAACAAATAGTTCACAAAAGCAATCAACAAGCACAATTAGGTAATGCTTCAGAACTAACGGAACAGTTAAAAATTTCAGTACAAAAGGAAAAGAAAAATGATTGATCTGTTATTAAAAGGTCAAGTGTATTTGTTTTTAATTATATTTGTAATGATGATTGCAGGTATGGTTAAAGATAATAAATTATTTTCAGATGTTTTTACATTCTTTGCAAAAAATTTAAAAAGTAAAAAAGCAGTAGTGGCAGTAGTTAGTGCTATTACAGGACTATTACCGATCAAAGGACGGGTAACAGTGAGTGCTGGTATTTTAGATACTATAGCACCTCCAAAAGGATCTCCTGGGAGAGAAAAGTTTGGACCTATAGATTATGTGTCAACACATCATTATTATTTTTGGTCACCTATAGAAAAAACAGTAATACTACCAATGGCGGCACTTGGTTTAACATATGGGCAATTTATCGGAATGCTTTGGCCCTTGTTGGCAATTACAGTTATATTCATTTTGTCTTACTTAATCTGGGGTGTAAAAGAAAGTGACGTAGACATAAACGTTACAGACGGTGTAGTAAAAGTCAGTAGAATCACTAGGTATGTAATGCCTTATATTATAGGTGTTGGATCTGTAATTGCAGGTGTTAACTTTCTTTGGGTATTTGGTGCATTAACATTATATTACATGGTAGTAACACAAACATTTGACTTTAAAAAGTTATTAGGGTATGTTGATTGGAAATTACTTGCATGGGTGGCAGGCATCATTGTTGCGGCAAACTTCACAAGACAGTATACAAATGAGATCAAACAGTTTTTAGAAACAAGCGGAATTGATATTACAACATTATCGGGGTTTGTTATTTTATCCTTAGCAAGTTTTGGTGGTGCATTTGCATTAGGATCTAGTTCTAGGTTTGGTGCATTAACAGTTATTATGGCGTCAATATATGGAGTTCAGTACTTACCTTGGTTCTTTGCAGTAGACTTTGCAGGTTATATGTTAAGTCCTATGCATAAATGCGTAGCAATAGGAAAGATGTATTTTGGAACTAAATTGCGTTATTATATATCGATATTAGGTATTTGGGCCGGTTTAGTTGTAACAACTGCTGGATCATTATTATTATTAAACATATAAATATTACTATAGCAAAGGTAATATAATATGAAACTTCCATACTTTTCAGACGATTACGAAGGCGAATTCGTCATACATAATGTTGATTGGACCGACGGTGTAAAAACTGAAGATCGTGAATGGATTCCTAGAACAGTGATGAATGATGATCATAGAGGTTATGCAGTTATTGTTGGAAATGGAACTAGTAGAGTTAGAAAACAATTTAATTTATCTATGTTAGAAAATCACAGTGGCGGTTTACTAGCAAACAAAAGAATTCAAACTTATGGTTGTAATGCTTTGTATAGAGATATGAAAACAGATTTTCTAGTTTCTATTACTGAAGAAATAACAGATGAGATAGCAGAAAGTAAATTTTCAGAAACTAACATTGTTTATACAACTGCTAAAAATGTTGTAAAGTATCCAGGCAAGTTTCACTTAATACCACAGAATCTTAGTTACTACAATGCAGGAACAGTGGCAACATATTTGGCTTGTTTTGATAAGCACAAAGAAATTTACTTAATTGGATTCGATAATCAACCTGATGCTTCTATGACAAATAATGTTTATGCTGATACATCTTGTTATCCATCAGCAACAGATAAATCTCACCAAGAAAAGCAAATAGCTCATATGAAAGTAATGTTTGATAATTATCAAAATGTAAACTTTCATTGGGTAAATGATAATCCTGCTTACACTTTTCCAGATGATTGGAAGTGGTGTAAAAATGTAAAATATTTAGATTATAGACAGTTTATTAGTGACATTGATATAGGTGTCAATTTAAGATATAACTGGAAGTAGTTAAACTACAATTCTCCAATTTTTTGGAAGATACTCTCCCTCGAAACTTTTAAGCCATTGCGTACCAGTCCATTTGTATTGGATACTAGTAGTAGCATTTGTAACGTAACTTAAATCCGCGGTACCAGTTGCTTGAAAAGATATAATCCATTTACTTCCGTCCCACTGAATAATATCATTAGTTTTAGCAGTAAAGTCGTCGCCGTTATTTGCTTTCCAAAAATCTGGACCATCTGTATTACCAGCCGCACCTATGTCTTCTAATATTAAGTAACGATTTCCTGTAGTTTTTACAACAGATGTCGATGTTGCTTTTGAGGGTCGTATAATGGCATTTATTGCCGGTAAGGTGTTAGTGGGTATAGTGTCACTATCTACCGTTACAAGAAGGATATGAGGGTCTGCTGGGTGATATGCAACGGTTCCTACAACTTCAGAATCATTGTCTTGTATAAAACGTATTTGTGTAATACCTGGATTTATAGGACCGTACTGCTCTAATACTGCTCTCCAACTTGGCTTTTTTAAATTTTCTGAAGTAATTTTAGTTGTATCTAAAGTATCACTTATACTTTCTTTACTCTTATCAACAAGTTCAGCCTGTCCGTTTAAAAGTATAGCACCGTAGTTACCTGGAGTAACACCTAATCTTGTTCCCATAATTAAGTTATCATCTGATATTGAAGTTACTAGGTCTCCACTTCCGTCATATACACTATTAATAATTTTATGTATGACACCCATCTTTTTAACATTAGCAGGCATACTTAACCAAATTGGCATACTAAATTCTAGTGTTGCAATATCTATTTGGTCTTCGGTACCAACAGGAATACTTCTACTGCTAAAGTTTACGTTTTCTAATTGCACAAAACTTAAACTTGCCCAATCAACGTAGTTGTCTGTACTTTGTATTTCTAAAGCAGGATTGAACAAACATAATATTTGTTCTAGTATCTGTAATTTCATTTCAGTATTAGTTGTCCATATATCTAAGTTTAATCTTAAATCATAAGGAACAGGCATATGTCTTTCAACTGTAACTGCGTTACCTTGAGTACGACTATATGTTTTTGTACTTTCATTATATTTTCTTTGTCTTACATGAAGTTTGTCAACAAAGTTTGGCTCTTGTACACGTTCTCTACTGTAAGTCATACTGTTAATATACGTGGTCATTCTTGGAGCACTTAAAACTTTATTTTCAGATGCGTCTCTCATTACTTGAGCAACATTACGACTCATGTCGCCGTATGTTACTGGAATTTTAATTAAGTCTCTATTGCCACTAGCATCTGGAGAACCAACTTCTACTTGGAAGTTACTGAATAGTCTTACAAATTGTAGTAAGAATCTTCTAATCTGATTATCGTAAAAAAATTGTCTAGCCATTAGTCATCTGCCTCTGGTGTTAATGCATCTTTAAGTGTCTGCCTAACTTTTTTAGTTGTGCCGTCTTCGTCGACGTATGTACTAGTATTATTAATAAATCTATCTTTTTGTGTAGTTCCACTTCCGCCTGTTGTACTTGTACGAACTGCATCTTCAACTTTAACCCAACGTTTGCCGTCATATCTAAATAAACGATTTGGTTTATAATCTAATCTCAATACAAAGTCTCCTATACTTGCACCACTTGGGAAAGCAGTTGCAGGTGTAACAGGATAGCCATTTGGAGCCACGCCGTCACCTGTCATACTTCCAGTTCCAGTGTAACCTTCTTGACTAGGAGTTATAGGAATTTCGTCAGCAGTAACAAGTGTACTACTTGCTCCTACAGTTGTTGTATCTGCACTATCTTCTTCATTGTCAGCCGGAGTACCGTCTGGGTTTGTAGGTACAACAAAAAATGAACTTGTATCGTAACCACTTTTTGGAACATCTTTTTCTGCTTGTTCAATTATTGCAGTGTTAATTTCAATTTCTTGTTTGTATGTACTTAATAAATCTCTTAACTTATTATCACTTCCAGAAACATCTGAACCATCTTGTTTTTTGGCAGTTTGGTCAAATATTGATCTGTATTCTTGTGAGTCAACAAGTGGTGTACACTTAACTCTCCACAAGTGCGGATACCATGTTGGACTAAATCCTTCAGCGGCTCTGTTACCATCTTGTACAACATAATAACGTCTTAGTGCCGCCGGCAGTGCCGAGTCTAGCGGGTAAAAATCTCTCATATGAGGTAGTTCTAATACGTCACCATTAATAAGTTTTCTACCTAATCCTTCTAACATATCGTTCATATGGAACGTAATAAAAAGTGTATCATTTTGCAAAAATAAACCAAATTGTGTTAGATCAAAGTCTATATCTGCAACATTATAGATACCTCTTAACTCGTAAACTGACGTATCATACTTACGGTCTCTGTTCTCTAAAAACAGTAAATCTTGTATATTTTGTTCTGATTGTGTAGCATAACTAGGTTGTGATTTATCCGTGCCGTCGTTATTAGCCGTATCGGCACCTAGGAATTTATGAATGTTGACACCGGTACCACCGACAGTAAACATTTCACGAATCCTGTTGTCGAAAAAGTTGTAGTCTTGCCCTTTCTCGGGCTTCCACATGGATAATCTTGGCATTAGTTATAACCTCTTTGTAGTATTTATATAAATAATTTTCCTTACTAATATACCAAAAAAGGTTGACAAATTACTAAAACACTGTATATTTAATTATATTCGCATATATAAAGGCATACAGGAGAGTAAATTGGCTAAAGGAATGTCTATGAAATTACCACGCAGAAAGCCAGCAAAAGTCAGGTCACCACGTTTTGCTGATGAACAATACACTGGACCAGAGCCCGTATGGGAAGACTGGCAGTCATGGACTATTGAGAAGTTTCATAAAGAACGAACTAGAGTAAGCACATATTACAATCATTTTTACACATCAAAGGACTTAATTCCAAAAGTTCGTGAATGGATGAAAGCAAATGGATATAAAGCAGAAGATATAAAAGCCATTAATGCTATTGAAGTATGGAGAACTAGTATTACAGTTTGTGGATTATGTTGTGCATTTTTAAGAGGTATGCCAGACACCCATCCAAACTATGATGCATATTTAGAAACACTGCCAGGTGTTATGGGAGGACAAAGTTCAGCAGATGAATTTGTTCGAAAGATTATTGACGAGAATATTGTTTTAGGAAAAGTAGTTTTGAAAAAACGAGGATTTGAAGTAGAACAAAAAGTTAAACTAACAGGTGGACCAGTTTTAACAATTCAAGATAGGTTGAGAATTGCGGCACTAAATTTAACAGATGAAATAGAAGAAGGAATAGATGATGCTATTGCTGACCTACAAAAATTTGATTTAAAAAAGTTTAGTCCTTTAAGTATACTCCGTAAACAAGGATGTAAACCTGCCCATGCAAAAATTATTAGAGACCAATACAAAGATAACTTATCAGAGATGGAAGAGTTAATTGGCCCTAAAAAAGAAGACGACGAATGGTATGATCAACTTATAGAAGCATATAGTAATTTAACTCCAAAAGATAAAACTAAGATGCATGAAATTTATAAAGCAATTGACATGGCTTGTCAAATGTTAATTGAGCATGGTAAAGCAGAACGTAAGCCACGTAAAAAGAAACCAGTAGTAAAAGAAAAACTAGTTACTAAAATTAAGTATCAAAAAGAATTTGCAGACTATGGACTAGTTAGTATTCCTCCTATTGATATTATTGGCTCTAGTGAACTTTGGATTTATAATACAAAGACTCGTAAACTAGGAAGGTATATAGCAAACAATATAGACCCATCAGGACAAGAACGTGAAGGTAGTGGTTTAAGTATTAAAGGAACTACTATAACGGGCTTTAGTGATGAGAGTGTACAAAAGACCCTACGTAAGCCTAAAGAGCAACTAGCGACGTTTAAAAGTGCTGGAAAGATACAATTACGCAAGTATCTAGAAGAGATTAAAGCAGTAGACATTAAAATGAACGGTAGAATTAATGAACAGACAATCCTACTGAAAGTTGCTAAATAGTAGTAATAAGGAAGTATTCAATGGCGGATTTAGCAACAGAAAAAAATAAAGTATTCGATTATGTCAAGGCTAGTTTAGGCGGAGGCATGGTGGATGTTGAACTTGACCCTAATCATTACGAGATATCATTACAAAAATCGTTTGACGTTTATCGTCAAAAGAGTAGTAATGCTGTCGAGGAAAGTTACGGAATTTTAGAATTAGTTAAAGAACAACAAGAATATATCCTACCTGACCAAGTACAAACAGTCAGAGAAGTTTTTCGTAGAAGTACAGGCGGAACTGCAAGTGGTTCATTATTTGAACCATTCGAAGCAGGATACGTTAACACTTATCTACTACAAGCAGGTAGAATTGGCGGACTTGCTTCTTACGAAATGTTTTCTCAATACCAAGAATTAACGGCTAGAATGTTTGGTGGTTACATTAATTTTACATTTGAACCTGTAAGTAAAAAACTAACGATTGTTAGAAAAGTTCGTAATACAGGTGAAAATGTACTTCTTTGGTTATACAACGAAAAGCCAGACGTAACATTATTAACAGATAATCGTTGTAAAAGTTGGCTATATGACTACACACTTGCACGTTGTAAATATATGCTAGGTGAAGCAAGATCAAAATTCGCCACTATCGCTGGTCCACAAGGCGGTACATCACTTAACGGTGATGCCCTAAAGGCAGAGGCACAAACAGAGCTTGACAAACTCGAGCAAGACCTGTATAATTTAACAGACAGCCAAATGCCGATGACTTGGGTAATTGGCTAAACACTAACCACTAATAGGTAAATTATGATAATAGGAATATGCGGACTCATCGGGTCTGGAAAAGGTACAGTTGCCGACATACTAACGAAAGAGCATGGCTTTAAAAAGATAAGTTTTGCTGACTCGTTAAAAGACGGTGTATCAACTATATTCAACTGGGATCGTAAAATGCTTGAAGGTGACACTAAAGAGAGTAGAGATTGGAGAGAAAAACAAGATGATTTCTGGTCTAATGAAACTGGTAAAGAAATAACACCTAGGTTAGTTTTACAATTATTTGGTACAGAATGTATGCGTCAAGGATTCTTTGACGGTATTTGGGTAAGCCTTGTTAAACAAAAAATACTTGCAAATCCTGATAAAAATTGGGTAGTACCAGATGTACGTTTTCCAAACGAAGTTTCAACTATAAGTGAGTTAGGTGGAAAAGTATGGCAAGTACGAAGAGGTGAAAAACCTTTGTGGTGGGCAACGGCTATAGGTGTTAATCAGAATTATGACAGTATACAAAATAATGTACATTCGATGAGTGTAGTATTTCCTGATGTACACGAAAGTGAATGGCGTTGGGTTGATGAAGATAGAAAATTTGATACTATTATTGAAAATGATGCAACCTTAGAAGACCTTAAACGTCAGGTATTAGATCACCTTTCTTAGAGTTCCAACCTGAGTGTCCTAACTCAGATAAACAATTTAAACACACAGATTTAAGATTACTATGTTTGATGTTAATTAAGTTACCATCAATAAAATACACCTCTATCTGGTCATAGTACTTTGCGTTAAAACCACAATTTTCACATTGAGTTTTCTTTTTATATCCTGCTTTCGCCCATACTGTTAGTTTAGGTTTTCGTACAAAGTTGCGGTTGCAACTATCACACATACGACGGTAGTATACCTTTTCACCTTTTCTATAATTTATAGCACTAGGTTTCTTCTTACATTTAGCACAAATGGGTCTAGTTTTCATAATAATATTTATGACCGCTCTTTAAAGGTGATGTGATTCCTGGTGGCAAAAAGGCCCTTTTCCAAGTTTTTTACTAAATACTATAACAAACTTGTAATATGAATTACACGAATTATAATTATGCGAGGTAAAAAATTATGGCGCTAGTCTCACCAGGTATTGAGGTTAAAGTAGTAGACGAATCACAGTACGCCAGTACCGCAGTCGGTACTGTCCCTATGTTAGTTATTGCTACGGCTCAAGACAAGAAAGATCCCACAACAGGCGGAACAGCCAGTGGATCTGCAAAAATAAATGCAGAAAAAACTTATTTAATCGGCTCCCAAAGAGAACTTGTTTCTACTTTTGGCGAACCTACATTCTACAAAAGTACATCAGGTACTGCACTACACGGCTATGAATTAAACGAATATGGCTTAATGGCAGGTTACTCACTTTTAGGTGCAAGTAACAGAACATACGTTGTAAGAGCAGATGTTGATTTAGGAGAACTAGTAGGACAATCAGGAAGACCAACTGCTAGACCAGTTAACGGTACTCACTGGTTAGACACTAGTAAAACTAAATGGGGTATTTTTGAATGGAATGCAAGTACACAAACATTTACTAATAAAGTACCAACAGTTATTACTGATTCTACTAAAGTATCAGCCGGTGTACCAATTGCTTCAATTGGTAAAGCAGGTGACTACTCAGTTGACGCTACTACAACAAGTAATACTGTAGCAGTAAGAACTGCATCAGGTTGGAAAGCATTAGGAACAACTAATTGGCATACGTCAATTCCTTCAGTAACAGGTACAGTATCAAACGGAACTGTTTCAAACGGAGATAGCATCACAATTAACGGTGTTGCAGTTTCTTCAACTGGTACAACATTTACACAATTTGCGGCAGACATTAATGGTGCTTCAATTACAGGTGTAACTGCGGCATTAGTAAACGGTAAAATTGAAATTTATGGAGCCAGTACTGCGGCAAGCAATCAAATTGTTATTGCAAACGCAAGTGGTTCATTATTAACTGATGTAGGCTTAACAGCCGCAACAACAAACGTTATTAAAGTAGTTCAGGCACCTCACACTGAAGTACCGGAGTTTAAAACAGCAGATGCTGACGCGGCGCCAAGCGGCAGTGTTTGGATTAAAACAACTTCACCTAATAACGGAGCAAAGTTTGATGTAAGTTCTTACAGTACAACTTTAGCCAAGTTTGTTGCTAAAACAGTTAATGTATATCGAGGAGACAGATATGCATTATATGGTTTAGATTCAGTAGGTGGTGGTTTGAATATTGAAGCGGGTACAGTTTATGCACACGCATTTACAAATTCAAGCGGATTCACATTATATAAAGTATATGAAAGAAAAGTAAAAGGTGCAACTGTAGTTACAGGAACGGCAACAAGCCCAACTTACTCAGTTGGTAACGCATTTACAATAGGTGCTACAACTAAAGGTGCAAACACTGTAACAGTATACACGATTACTGCAACAGGAACAACAAATGCATCACTAGTTAATGACATCAATACTGCGGCAATACCTTACGTTTCTGCTACACATGATAGTACAGGAACACTTACTATAACACACTCATTAGGTGGAACAATGTCACTTGCAAATACAAGTGGTACACCTTTAGCAACTGCAGGATTTACAACTGCAAACACATACATTAGAGAAGGCTCAACTGCTGGAAACCTAGTAGCAAGTAACTGGCAACAGTTAGTTTATACTGCTGGCAACATAGAACCTTCAACTAACCCAGCAGAAGGTAGATTATGGTTCCACAATGTTACAGACGAAATTGACATTATGATCCATAATGGTACTACTTGGAAAGGTTACCAAAATGTAACAACTGATGCTAGAGGGTTTAACCTATCAAACACAAGTCCAAATGGTCCAATAGTTAGTGCAACTGCACCAACTCAACAGTCAGATGCGTCTGCACTAGTTTATGGAGACCTTTGGATTGATACAAGTGATTTAGAAAACTTCCCAATTATTAAAAGATGGGAACAAGTATCAAGTGAAGATGTGTGGGTTACAATAGATAACACAGACCAAACAAGTGAAGATGGCGTTTTATTCGCTGATGCACGTTACATGGGTGATACAACTACCGATGTAATTACAGGAACAGTTAAAACAGTTAAATCATTATTAACAAATGATGTAGTTGATTTAGACGTACCACTAGCATCTAACTACCCACGTGGTATGTTATTATTCAACACAAGACGTAGTTCTTACAATGTAAAAGAGTTTAAGAGAGATTACTTTAACTCAACAAACTTCCCAGGTAAAACATTACCAACGGAAAAAGATGCATGGGTAAGTAAAGCAGGTTTACAAAATGATGGTTCTCCATTCATGGGTAGACACGCAGTACGTCAAGTAGTTGTAGCGGCGATGAAGAGTGCAATAGATACAAGTGCAGAGTTACGTGAAGAGCAAAGAAACTTTAACGTAATGGCAACACCAGGTTACCCAGAATTAATGGCTAACATGGTTGCACTTAACAACGACAGACGTAACACCGGTTTTGTAATTGGTGAGACGCCATTTAGATTAGCGGCAAACAGTACTGATATTCAGAACTGGGCTACTAACACTAAACTAGCAACAGACAACAATGACGATGGATTAGTAACTGCTGATACTTACTTAGGTGTATTTTACCCAAGTGGTATTACAACAGACTTAGGTGGATCAAGTATTATGGTACCATCAAGTCATATGATGCTAAGAACATTAATTCGTTCAGATGATGCTAGTTATCCATGGTTTGCACCAGCAGGTACAAGACGTGGTGTTGTTGACAATGCAACAGGATTAGGTTACCTAGATAGTGCAACTGGTGAATTTACTAGTGTTGGAGTTAGAGAATCTTTAAGAGATACTTTATACGAAAACAGTATTAACCCAATTACATTCTTACCAGGTAACGGAGTACTAAACTACGGTAACAAAACTAGAACGGCTACTGCAAGTGCTTTAGATCGTATTAACGTTTCAAGACTTACGGCTTACATTCGTGAACGTTTAGCAGTTATAACAAAACCATTTGTGTTTGAACCTAACGATAAACTAACACGTGATGAAGTTAAGCAAGTAGTTGAATCATTAATGAATGATTTAGTTGCGAAACGTGGTCTATATGATTATGCGGTTGTTTGTGATGAAACAAATAACACTAATGATAGAATTGACCGTAATGAATTGTATATAGATATTGCTATTGAACCAGTTAAAGCGGTTGAATACATTTATATTCCAGTTCGTATCCAAAATACAGGCTCTATTTAAGTAGAGCCTTATTAGGAACAGGGTAAAATAAGCGACTAAATATTAATAAGAGCAGGAGCAAAAAATTATGTCAGTAAGTTCATTAAGCAAATTTACAGTACCTTTAGCGTCGGATCAATCCGCATCAGCTCAAGGGCTGTTAATGCCAAAATTAAAGTATCGCTTCAGAGTGAGTTTCGAAAACTTCGGTGTTTCAACTCCTAGAAGTGAACTAACAAAACAAGTTGTGGATTTCACTCGCCCTTCAGTTAACTTTGAAGAAGTGCCGATTGATATTTACAACAGTAAAGTTTATATCCAAGGAAAACACACTTGGGAGCAAGCCACAGTTAATATGCGTGATGATGCATCAGGTCAAGTTTCTAAACTAGTTGGAGAACAACTACAGAAACAATTCGATATGATGGAACAATCATCTGCGGCATCAGGTATTGATTACAAATTCATTACTAGATGTGAAGTATTAGATGGTGGTAACGGAGCAAGTACACCAAATACACTAGAAACTTGGGAATTATACGGTTGTATGATTACTAACGTTAACTACAACGACTTGAACTATGCAACTTCAGAACCAGCAACAGTTACAATGGCTATACGTTTTGATAACGCAGTTCAAACTCCATTAGGAGCAGGCGTAGGAACTACAGTGGCTAGAACTATTGGTGAGGTAGTGACAGGCTAATAATATCCAAATAGGAGTTACAACCCTGTGATTAATTCTTTTTTAAAAGCTCTTGCAACCGGTGATAATGTTCGCGATTTTAGACACGCATCGCGAACGTTCGTCGACGGGAATTACAGACTTTCACCCAAACATAAATTCCTCTTTCACGTGGTCTTTCAAGTCAACCCTGGACTTGGATTTTCATTTAGTGGAAGTGAGAACTTAGAAGCAAGTTTTTTAGTTAAAAATGTTGACTTGCCTAAGTATAACTTCGATGTGGTTGAACACAACCAATACAATAGAAAAAGATACCATCACAATAGAATTAATTATGGTCCTTGCAACATTGTCTTTCATGACGACAACAGTGATGTAATAAGAAATATGTGGTATGCCTACTATGCCTACTACAACAATGATCCACAATACGAATCAAGTGGCACATACAATTATAAAGACACTTATCTACCAATGATGGATAATGCTCGTCAATGGGGTTTAGACAGAAACACACAACCCTTTTTTAACGCAATAAAAATTTATAGTTTATATCAAAAGAAGTATACAGAGTATTGGTTAGTTAATCCAATAATTGAAACTTTTGATCATGACAATCACGATTATTCAGATAGTACTGGTATACTAGAACATAGAATGTCAGTAAGATTTGAAACAGTGAAATACAAATCAGGACTTATCGATGGAGATGGTCCACAAGGATTTGGTACAACACATTATGATAAAGCACCTAGCCCATTAACACCACAAGGTGGCGGAACAACAAGTATATTAGGCCCAGGCGGTTTAGTAGATGCAGTAGGTAGTATTGGAGCCGATTTAGCCGGTGGTAATATTGCAGGTGCAGTTGTTACAGGATTACGTGGAGCAGGAAACTTAAAAGGTGCTAACTTAAAAAGTATGTTAAAATCAGAACTTACAGGTGCGGCGATGAATGCCTTAAGAGGACAAAATCCAATTGGAGACTTTAGTTTTCCAAATAGTAAATCTTCACAAGGCAATCCTTTACCACAAGTGCCTAAAGTAAATGCAATTTCAACTGGAGCATCTAACAGATCTGTTACAAGTAATGGATCAACTGTTGGTATGGCACCTATTAGTTCCAAACTAGCCGCAATGGCAGGCGGTGCTGGTGCAAACTTACAAAGTCTTGTAAGTGGAGTTGGAGCAATGACAGGTGGAATTTCAAAGAATGTTCCAGCAAGTTTACAAAGTTTATTTGGTCCTGGTTTAAATAACATAAGTACTCATGTAAACTCAGCAGAATTTCAAAATCAGTTTAACTCTGATTTAGCTCAAGCTCAAAAAGAAATGGCAAACATTGACTTTAGTCAATTAAAACCTACAGGTGTTGGCGCTAACTTAACAACTAATCCACATATGGATCCGCCAAAACCAAGTTATAGTAATATTAGTAATAGTTCTAGTTACTATAAAAAAGGTGGATCGGAAATAACATAAAATGGCAACTAACTTACCAAAAAGCAATAAACCAAATGCTACTACTGAATTTTTTAATCAGTATGATGCACCAACTGACTCATCAGTTGTTAATGCTAACGAATATGATGCAGTTAGAGGTTTCTTTCTAAGAAAAACAAACGATAACGAAACTGTCGCTGACGGTTTAACAGGTACAGTCATGTCACTTTCCAACTTGCACAATGTATCGCCAATGGATTTAATTGACGACTTTACAGATTATGCATTAACAGATATTCAACAGGCATTAGTTTCATTAATAAATCAAACAAGAGCTAATACAAGTATTTTAGGTTTTAATAGAAACAAGACACCAAGTCAGACTATCGCCCGTAACATTTTGGTTTAATCGCCATGGCAAAATATGCTCAAGGGAAATATGTAGTCAAGAATCCAGAGAAGTATTCAGGTAATCGCACACCTAATTATAGAAGTAGTTGGGAGTGGGCATTTATGAACTTCTGTGATAATCATCCTGGTATAATACAATGGGCCAGTGAAGCAATAAAAATTCCTTACAAAAATCCTTTAACAGGTAAAAATACTATATATGTTCCAGACTTTCTTGTTGTTTACCAAGATAAACAAGGTAAAAAACGTGCTGAAGTTATTGAAGTAAAGCCTAAAAAAGAAACAACAATGGAAAATGCAGGTAGAAGTAGACAAGCACAGGCAAAAGTTATACTTAATTCTGCTAAATGGGAAGCGGCTAACAGGTGGTGTAAACAAAATTCACTGATATTTAGAATAGTAACCGAAGAAGACATATTCCATAGACCAAAGAAAAGATAAATAATTATAGTAGCATATAATTTATTGGAAGTAACATGACAAAAAAGTTAGAAGAATTATTAGATATGGCTCCGGCTAGAGAAGTAGAAGAAACTACTAGTAGTGAAGTAATCCCTACTCCGGAAGAAAAGCCACAACATACACCAGAAGATATACAACGAGCAATAGCAAAAGCAGATAAAATTGACGAAGCATTGCCAATGGTAAAAGATTTATCGCTAAATGATAAAGAAATGGATGAAATAGCCGTAACGGCTAAAGATACATTCCAGGATTTAATGGATTTAGGTATGAACGTAGAAGCCAGATATGCTGGTGAGATATTTAATACTGCGGCACGTTTATTAGATACGGCATTAAATGCCAAAGGTGCTAAAGTTGATCGTAAATTAAAAATGATACAATTACAACTCCAAAAAGCAAGGTTAGACCAAGTACAATCTAAACACGATAAAGATAATGGTGTACAAGAAGAGGGTGATGCAGTCATATTAGACCGTAATGCACTGTTGGAAAAACTGCTTTCAAAGGATAAATAATATAATATAAAGAAGGTGTAATACAACTATGAAAACATTTAAGCAATATTTAATGGAATCCACTAAAGAATACAAATTTCGTGTGAAGTACGCAGGTACTTTAACAGATGCACAATTGAATAGAGTTGAAATGGCACTTGGAAAGTACAATCTAAACGATATGTCTAAACCAAAAGTTACACCAATACAGGAACATCCTATGGATTTCCAAACAATGAAGAATTCAGAAGTTAGCATTATGGATATATCACTTACATACCCAACTACTGTTGATATGTTAAGAAACGAATTACAAGAGTACGCAGGTATACCTGGTTCTCATTTAATTGTAATGAATCCAAATGATCCTAACGAAGTATCTAGAGAAAAGAATCTAGAAGAACAAGATAAAGATTACGAAACAAAACTTGGAAGTGAGATCAAAGACGATATGGAGATCAAAGCAGAAGAGCATTTTGGCGACAAGTATAACGAAAACTTTTTAAAAGACCTAGCAAAAAATAAAGAAACTCCTGAAGTATCTTTAGCAAAAGCATACGCAGACGAAGTTGCAAAAGAAACAAAGAAAAAGGATTAGTATACTATGAGAGATATATTAGACGCATTAGAAGGCATTCATACTAACAAAAAGAAGCCTTTAAATATGGCAAAAGAATTAAACAAAAAGCCAGCAGTTATGAAAGCATTATCTCTTGAAGATGCAGACGTAGAAGAAGGCGTAAATGATGTAGATAAAATTCTTCAACTTACAAATGAACTTTACAATGAACTAGTTGATTTTCACAATGAAGAAACTGATGAGAACGTAGAAGATCTTGTTGGACACCTAGCAGAATTTAAGGCTAAACTTGAAGGTGATACAGGATCATTTTCAGAAGATAAATTTGACGGATACAAAATTCACCGTTTAGGTGAGTTACAGAAAAAAGTTGACGATGTTGCTAAAGATATTAGATTACTAGGCAAAACAGATTCAATGCCAGGTGCCACAGGCGCTGGTGACTTAACAGATCAACTTACTACAATGAATGATGCAATACAAATGTTGCAAGATGTCGTTGAAAGAGCAAACAGTATTGTACCTGATCCATTAAAAAATTACGATGGTACTCCGAAAACTGAAGAATCAGTTAACGAAGGCGGCGGACGTGATATGGATTGTGCTACCTGTGATGGCGATGGCAAAGACGGTGATGAAGACTGTAAAGTTTGTAAAGGTACCGGAGAAGCACAACCAACTGAAGAATCAGTTGAAGAAAATTTAGAAATGAAAAGCGAGGAGCAAAATATGGAAACAACCCAAAAAGACACAGTAGAAGTGGCTGTTGAAGATTTGGCGAGAGTATTGGAACTCGCTGGATTAGGCAAGGAAGTTATTAGTGCAGAAGCACAGGCTGAAGAGGCACAAGTAGAAGCACCAGTAGAGGCAACTAGCGAAGTTGAACTTGACGAGTATAGTAACTCTCCAGACGAAGATTACTTCGATGCAGACACACAACTAAACAAGATGTCAGGTGGACTAAACGGTCCTAAGAAACAATTTAAAAAAGAATATCCAGGTGATAATCCTTTAGCAGTAGATCTACAAGATAAACTGGCTAAGATGTTATCTGATATGTAATTCTTATCATGGCTGATAAGGCATTTGAAAACGAATTATTAGAATTAAAAAAATTAGCAGGGGTTGATTCATATTCTGGGTTGACCCCTTACTCATCTACAAATGAAAACTTTGGCAGTCTTGCTGATAAATTATCTAAAAAGCAAAAAGAAAAGAAAATAAAGCCAGGCACAGAAGCATGGTTTAGACTATGGTTCAGTAAGCCATGGTTGACTGGCGAGAAGCCCTACGATAATTAATACATAAATGTAGCCGAGTTGTAATAAACGGGCTTATACGACGTATTTAAGGGCCGTACAGTGTAATTAAACAATCCCCAATTAGTTTACCGATAAATACAATAGTAATATGTATATATAATACATATTAGAATAGGAGAAATCAATATGTTTAAATGGTTAAACAAAATTTTTGCAGTGAAACCTAAAGTTGAAGTAAAACAAAAACCTTTAGTGTTAGTACCTAGCAAAAAAGATCTATCAAAGATGACTAAGAAAGACTTAGAAGCATTAGGTAGAAGACACAAAATAGAGTTAGACAGACGATTAACAAAAGATAAACTTGTTAATGCACTACATAAACACATAAAAAGTCTAAACAATTAAGAGATAAAAAATGGTAAGCAAGAGCCTAGACGGTGTCTTAATTAAAAAGCCACACCAAAAGTTAAGATGGACTGAAGAAGAATTACTAGATTTTAAAGAATGTGCTGACCCTGATACAGGACCTGCGTATTTTTTAAACAAGTATTTTCATATTCAGCATCCTGTCGATGGCAAAATTATTTACAAGCCATACAAGTATCAAGAAACGTTAGTTAACAGTTACCATACTAATAGATTTAGTATTAATTTATTAAGTAGACAAATGGGTAAAACTACTACTGCGGCTGGATACTTGTTATGGTATGGTATGTTTGTACCGGATAGTACAATTTTAATTGCGGCTCACAAGTATGCAGGTGCTCAGGAAATTATGCAAAAAGTTAGATATGCATACGAACTTATGCCAGACCATATAAGAGCAGGAGTTACAAGTTACAACAAAGGCAGTATTGAATTCGAAAACGGAAGTAGAATTGTAGCCCAAGCAACTACAGAAAATACAGGACGTGGTATGAGTATTACGTTACTATATTGTGATGAGTTTGCATTTGTGCGACCAACTATTGCCAGAGAGTTTTGGACAAGTATATCACCTACACTAGCAACTGGTGGTAAAGCAATTATTACAAGTACACCTAACAGTGACGAAGATCAATTTTGGTTACTATGGACAGAAGCAAATAGGACTATAGATGAATATGGTCATCCGTTAAAAGGCGGAATAGGTATTAACGGATTCCATGGATTTAAAGCACTATGGCAAGAACATCCAGACAGAGATGAAGAATGGGCTAAAGAAGAATTAGGGCGTATTGGGGAAGAACGTTTTAAACGTGAGATGGATTGTGAACCAATTATATTTGATGAAACATTAATCAACGCAATACGTTTAGCAGAGATGGAAGGCAAAGACCCAATTGAAAGACAAGGACAAGTACGTTGGTTTAAAAAACCTAAAAAAGGAAACATATACTTAATAAGTTTAGATCCTAGTTTAGGAACTGGGGGCGACAATGCCGCAATACAAGTTATTGAGATGCCTTCATTAGAACAAGTAGCAGAATTTATGCACAACAAAACACCTATTGTACAACAAATAAAAATTATGAAAGAGATAGGTGAATATCTAGTGCAACAAATAGACGAGCCCAATGACGTTTACTACAGTGTGGAGAATAATACATTAGGTGAAGCCGCACTAGTTACAATACAAGAAATTGGAGAAGAGAATATACCTGGATATTTTATTAGTGAACCTAAAGGACATGGTAATTCAAAAAGATTTAGAAGGGGGTTTAATACTACACATAAATCTAAAATTTCAGCCTGTTCTAAGTTAAAAAGTTTAATTGAGTCTAAAAGATTAAAGATTAATAGCAGAAATTTAATATCAGAACTTAAATCCTTTGTTGCAGTAGGTAGCAGTTTCCAAGCAAGACCGGGTGAAACAGACGATTTAGTTATGTCTATGGTATTAGCAATCCGCATGAGTATGGTGTTAAAGAAGTATGATGCAGGAATAGACGAGCTTTTAAGCGATAATTTTGACGATATAGTAGAGCCGATGCCTACATTATTAATATAAAAAAGGTAAATAGTAATATGCAAATACATAATAAAGTAGCAAATGACTTATATGGCGTATTAGCCAAAAAATTTAATAAACTGACTATTGCAGATAGCCAGGCAGTAACCACTGTTGAGTCTAGTGAAGGTAGAATTTTTACACTAGAATACGGTGGAAGTGCTAAAAGTTATGGTAGTGTTACTGTAAATATCGTAGATCCTAGTTCTTTAGTAATATATTATAATAACAATATTACAGAAGATATGCGTTATGATGATAAAAAAGATTGGTATTCATTCTTAAAAGAATTAAGATTTTTTGCAAAAAGAAATTTAATGAGTTTTGACGTTCGTAACATTGGTAAGCAACAATTAGATAAAACTGATTATGCATATATCAAAGCAAATGATAACAGTTACGACAGTTCAGAAGTAACGTTTGAAAGCAAACTAACAGGTACATTAAAAACATCTTATCAAAGTTTTGGTGAGAATGTTCGTTTAATAATTAAGCATAAAAACCCTGTTGATGAAACTATTCGTGGTGCTCGTAGTAGACAAATACATTCTTTGTTTATTGAAAACGGAGAACACGGTAGATTTAAATTACCTTTCAAAAGTTTAATTGCCGGTAGAGCTATCGCACAACATATGACAAGCGAAGGTGCATATGACGATGAAATCGGACAACATATACATGAGTTAACTCAGGAAGCCTACGACTTACAAAGATTTGTTAAGGCATTTAAACGTGCAGATAATTTTGCAAATATAGAAGAAGCAACAAAAATTATTGAACAAGCACGTGAAAGATATAAAGGTATTAGAGAAACATTAAAAACTATCTCTAGACCCAAAGGATATCAGAGTTATGTAGAACAATATAGACCAACTGAAGATAATGTTGAACAAGCAGATTTAGAAGACATTAGAAGTAAGTTAGTCCGTATTCAAAAAGATAACATTGTAGATACAATACTGCCGAATTTGGCTAGAGGGATTAATAAAATGAAAGTACAAGAGAGTAATAAAGAATTGGCACACAATTTGGCAAAAGATCCAAGTGCTAAAATAGAATTACGTCCGCATCCAGAAGAAGATGCAGACATTAAAAATTATATTGACCATATTAAACAAATGGTTATTAGAAATCAAAAAACTTCTGAGAATCCACAAGATGGTATTGTTAGAAAAATTATTATGTCGTTAGCAAAACGTACAGTTGACGATGCACTTTCTTTACAGATAAGTGACTTAGGTTCTATGGATAATCCAGCAGATAAAAAAGCGGCTTACCAACTAGCATCTAAATACTTAAAAGGAAACGTAACTGAAATTCCAACTAAAAGAGATTTAAAAGCAAAATCGATGGAAGACCAGTATGAAGATTATATGGAAAACCTTTCAGAAGGTACTTGGGCAATCCCAGATACTGAAGAAGCAGTAGGTGAACTAGAAGGCTTAATGGCAGATGTACTACCCCTCGGTGCAGAAGGCGATAATGCAACAAGTTCAATTTACGGTATTATAGGTGACGACGAATTATTTGATGCTTTAGGTGATGCAGGCGACAAGAATCCAGAAGGTGATGCTCGTCCAATTATCTGTGCATGGGTAAAAGAAAATTTAGACGGATATGATATACCAGAAGATTTAAAAGGTAAAGTTCATGCAATTTGTCAAAAAGTTACAGGAGCCACTAATGAAGGTGCAGTCAAAAGAGCAATGGAAGATGATGCTGAAAGCATGAGCAAAGAACAGTTTATGAAAAAGCATGGTGGACCAAACGCAGACGATGAAGGCGCATCTGAATTCTACGACAACTATAATGGTGTAGATGAAGCAGACGTTCCAGAAGGAAATGAATTTACAGACGCTAGAAAAAAAGCAATCGATGACGGTAAAGACGAATTTGAAGTAGACGGTAAAAAATATAAAGTTACTGGTGATACATCAGATGAGAAAAAACAATCAGAAGGTTACGCAATGGCAGGCGCTAATGAACATTCACAAGATGAAGTTGACGAAATTGCAGACGCAATTAAATGGCGTGTTACTGCAAGTCCAGTTACATTAGATAACATACTTAAACATACAGATATGCAAACTTTATTAGCAACTATTGAAGATGTTGCTGAATTCCATGCACCAATGGAAGAACTTGGTTCAAGTGATATTAGTGCTATGGTTAAACAAGTAATGCAACAATTAGGTATGAAAGAAGAATACACTTTCAAAGGCGAAACAGTTGAGGAAGCACAAAGTCCGGCACAAAAAGCCGCTTTCCAAAAAATGCTTGACGCTAAAAAAGGTAAGAAAAAAGACGATAGTAAGGAAGAAGAAAAAGAAGATGTCAAAGAAGAAGACGCTTATGACGGAACTCCTGAAGAAGTTAAAAAACTAAAAGCAAAAGAAAAAGCCGAAAAAGAAGCAGAAGACAAGAAGAAAAATGAGTCAACTGAATCAACAGAATCAACAGATATAGTTGAAACACCGGCTGACCAGCATTTAGTAGACGAAATTTTATTCCTAGCAGGATTAAAATAAAACACATTTTAACGTAGTTGTTAACAGTTTAGATAAATAAAACTGTTAGCAACAAAACGTTAACTAATCAATAATTTTAAGTGCAATACTTAAAAAGCAAATTTTGATAAAAAAATTCCAAACGACAAAACAAGAGACTGAAAATGATATACTCAATTCTGGCTTTTTTATATAAAAACTCTCCAGACAATATTATCTACTCTTATTCTGTGTAATTGCACAGAGTTTTTAGTATGGGCTAACGGGTTGTAAAAGACCCAACATTAATGTAGTAAAACAAAGGAGAACATTTATGTTTAAAAGACTACTACTTTCAGCAATCCTATCCTTAGGTATTGTTTCTTCAGCATTCGCTGATTATACACTAATCGTTCCTCAAGCACCTGGTAAAGGTACTTCAGTATGGGGCGAAATTATTGCAAAAAACTTAGAAAAGTTTATTGGTGAACCAGTAGTGGTACGCCATATTCCAGGTGCTAGAGATATCCCTGGATTCAATAAGTTCCACAATGACCTACGTTTTGATGACAAAACGATTATGGTAGCACACGGTGGTAATGGTGTATCATATCTACTAGATAAAGTAGATTACGATTACTTTGATTATGAGCTAATTGGTTCAATGAATAATGATATCGTTTTAGGTAAACACGCAGGAGCAGATGAAAAATCAGGCACATGGACTATTGCAGGCGGATCAGGTTTCGAACCAGATGCGGCGGCAGTTGCTATGTTACTATGTGGACCACAAGGTAACAACACAATCGACGACTATTTAAAATGTTGGAGAGAACGTGTTATCTGGGTTAACGGTGTATCAGGCGGAGAAAAACGTCTTGGATTTAAAAACGGCGAATTTGATGTAGCACGTGAAAGTCCAGCGGCGTGGAAACGTTTCTACGAAGGTATCGAAGGTAATGAACTTTGGTTCACACACGGTATTCTAGATTTAGAAAACAACGTACAAATTGCAGACCCAAACTTTCCAAATACACAGTTTGAAGACTTGTATGAAGAGTTATGGGGCGAAGCACCAAAGGGTGATTTATATCAAGCATATAAACTTACTCGTAACTGGCGTGATGCAATTCAAAAATCACTTTGGATGAACAAAGGTAACCCTAATGCGGCAAAAGTTAAAGCGGCTGTAACTGAGATGATTAATGATCCGGTTGCAAGTGCAGAAATTTATGCTAAAACAGGTGTTTATCCTTGGATCCAAGATGGACCAAGTCTATTAGCGGCACTGAAATCTTTGATTACAGAAAAAGCTCTTAAAGATGCGGTTAAGTGGAATCAAGAAGCATACGGTTTCCCTTCAATCTATAAACCAGAACTTTTAAAGTAAGGTTTATAGTATGGATTATGTTATCTGGGCTTTAATCGGCACCATGTATGGAATGCTGGTTGGTATTATACCTATTGCAGGTGTAACTACCGCCCTGATAACTGTCTTTAGTATGGGAGCATATTTTATGGCTGACCCCTATTTGGGGTTAGTCTTT